TCAGGAGCGCCAGCCCAGGAACGTCCCTGATCATCGCAACCCCAGACACGAGCAACGTCATCAGCACCAATAGTAAAATCAAACTTGTCAAGTACCGGTGATTCCGCCCAAAGGACCTCCGAGAACTGGTCCAATATTGGTGGCACACCCGCCCAAAAGTCCCCATATTCTTCAGGAATTTCCGGATTCTTATTCCCTTTGAGGTACTGTTCCATTCCATAGTGAACGGCGGTTCCCCGCTCTGCAGCAGCTTCTTTAACACCAGGATTTGCCTTGGACCACATCTCCAACTTTCGTTTGTTGGCTTCTGATGCTGTCTCAGAAATGATTGTTGTTACAGACGGCGCTGGTCCAGTTGGTAGCGGAGTGACGTAATGGCGTTTACCATCAAGTGTAATTCGTGCAGGACCCTTATTTAAATGGGCCAACTTGTCGCGCCACTGAGTAACCACCTTGCAAGGTTTCGTATATTACAAATATGTTACCCAATAATTAATGCATTTGTCATAAATCAGTTTGTGTATGCCATCGCCGCTATTCTCGGAGCTATGGTTGTGGTTGTAGGCATTGACGCCCACATTTTCTTTTCCAAGGTTTTTTCTCAGCGATGACCAAACTTTCCCTCTGGATCAAAGGCTATATTTTATGTTTGAGCTGGGCACTGGCCACCATCTGGGAATTTGTGGTGGAACACTGTACCGAAATTCGCTTCTGGGAAAAGCATGACACCTTTGATGATCACATCTGGTACGCAGAACGGGTAAACGGACGCCTGGCAATGGTGACCCTGACGACCATCCTGATCTTAGAATTAGTCTCACACCATTCAATCTGGGACTTGATATATGGCAATTAACCTGACGCGCTTCTACCTTGATTTTGATGAAGAGTGCAGGACGGGCTGCGTCAGCGACCTAGCTTTCCAAGATATTACAACCCTGGAGGCCGATGAAATGGAAGAAGACCTAAAGGCACAGAACATCAACTACATTAGGGTCGATCTTTAGGCGGTCATCAACCATGAAGGTTGATCCCAAGCACATCCACCTTTACGCCGTTGCACACGACAATAAACCAGTCACCTTCCAAAGCGTTGCCTCGATCCATCGGTTCGATGCGAATAAGGACCATAAGCCAGCACTAAATCCCTATTGGTCTGAGCTGACGTGTATGGAGTGGATGGCACTTGAGTGTCCCCACGAATTTATGGGTGTTGCCAACTACCGTCGTTGCTTTACCGATGAAGCGCTCTCCAACTCAGAAGATGACACGCTCTATATGCCCGAGCGGTTTTACTTGCATACGTCAGTAAGTGAACACTGGCACGGCTGCCATGCACCCACGTACCAAATCCCTAATCAGACACTGGCTTTAGCCAAGAAACATAAGCTACCAATCCCGGCAGACATGCTGGAATCCTTCTGGAATGGTAATCGGCTGCATCCGATCTTGATGCATTACGGCCATCGTGACTTGGTGAAGCGGTTCACGGGGTTACTTTTCTCTTGCATGATGCCCATCTGGGAAGCATACAAGGATGAGTATGCACACCTTAAAGGATACCCTCAACGCTGGCTTGGTTACCTAACAGAGCGAATTCAAAGTGCAATCCTTATTAATGCTTCTTATTTCTTCGGGGATATGAAGACCAAGGAAGCGCCCATGATCATGGTTGAAAATGGAAAAATTCATGAATTCGCCGGGTTAGCACCACCGCATTTGCTCATCACGGATGAAGATGGCTACCATCATTTTGGTCAGATCAATACCCAGCCCGACGCAATGGAAGAAACGAATAATGCCATTGAGTTGATGGCAACTGTTGTAGTGAATGGCGCCGAGAACCTTTGGAAACACTACAGCTCCATTGACCACCCTGTTGAACGTTACGTTGTTGTCAACAATTCCGAGCATCGTTTCCCGGAAGTTACAGCAGTCCTCGAGGACATTTGTAATGGTTCCAACACATTTGTCGATGAAGTAATTGTTATTAATAATCGCCTCAACTCTGGTTTTGCCGGTGCCATCAACCAGATCATCAAGCAGAACGTCGATTGCAATTACTGGTTTATTACCAATGACGACTGGCATGTTGCCCCTGGTGAACTGAAACGTCTGGCCGCACGCCTTCAACAGGATTTCATCGGACTGCTTTGCGAAGGCGGTGATCTAAATGGCTACTCAGCCTTTGTGATGAACGATGAAATGGTGTCGCGTGTGGGGTTGATGGACGAAAATTTCTACCCCGCATACTGCGAAGACAATGATCATCGCTACCGCATGAAACTCACTGGCTTTACTTGGGACCGTTTACCACTCAAGGCAGAGCACGTCATCAGCAGTACCCTACATAGCCGCAGCGAATTTGAGGAACGTAACAAATTTACGTTTCAAAGGAACATTGCTTACTACATTGAGAAGTGGGGTGGCGACCGTGGGATGGAGGTCTTTACCTCCCCTTTTAACTCAGGCGCACCTTTGGACTACTGGCCGTACCGACCGGATCGAATCTACGAACAAACCTGGATGTAAGCCATGACTCTCAGCATTTACGGCGGTACGGGCATCCTTGGAAGCTACTACCGAAATATTTTCCCCACCCGGCTAATCCCGCGAAACCAGTTGACGCCGGAAAGTGATGACGTGTTGTATCTGATCAGTACAACCGACAACTTCTCCTACAGAGAAGATCCGTTACTCGATGTCAACACCAACCTGGTGGCATTGATGGAACGTTTAGATCGCTGTCGTGCCCACGGAATTAACACGTTTAATTTCATCAGTAGCCATTTTGTCTATGGCCCCAATCACCGCAAGCCACTGGAATCTGCCGTCTGCGAACCCAACGGTTTCTACTCAGTAACGAAGCGCACGGCTGAGAAATTGATGATGGAATACTGCACCGCCTTTGGAATCAAGTGGCGTATTCTCCGTATCGGTAATGTGTATGGCGGCCCAGACTCTGGTTCCAACAAGAGGAATGCACTGCATTTCCTGATCAACAAGTTACGGATCGGAGCAGAAGTGATGGTAGACCGTGAGGTATCCCGTGACTTCATGCACATCTTTGATGTGTGCGGCGCTATCCATCGCATCTGTATGGACGGCAAATTAAATACGATTTACAACGTAGGCACTGGCGTTGAAACACGGCTGCTTGATTGCGTGTATAAAGCCAAGCAAATCCTTGGATCTAAGTCAGAAGTTTATTTGACAGAAACACCGCTTGATTATCCGCAAGCCGTGCGGTTTAGTTTAGACTGCACCAAGCTTCACGACTTAGGCTTTAGGCCTAGTATTTCACTCGACGAAGGACTTCAAGACCTATGTTTAAGTCAAAGGTTATGTACTCCGGACCGTACTTTGACGGACAAGAAATTGAAGCTGCAGTCAAAGCCCTGAGGGAAGGAGGCTGGTACCCAGCAGGCGAGGAGGTTGATAAGTTTGAAAAGCAATTCTCCAAACGATTTAACTTCCATTCATCCCTGATGGTGAACAGCGGCAGTTCCGCCAACCTGGTGATGATTGCTGCGTTGAAGAAATACTTTGAGTGGCCGGATGATGCTGAGATTATCGTCAGCGTGGTCGGGTTTCCTACAACGCTTAACCCCATCCTCCAAAATAATCTTATCCCCAGGTTTGTTGACATCACCTGGCACGACCTGAACTGGAACCTACAACAAGTCAAAGAGGCAATTAATGAAAAGACAGTGGCCGTTTTTAGTAGTCCTGTATTGGGCAATCCTTATGACCTTAACCACCTCCTTGATCTCTGCGAAAACCATTCCCTGAAGTACATCGCAGATAACTGTGATTCTTTGGGATCCAAGTGGAATGGCGAGTATCTGACGGAGTGTGCCGTTGCTGCGTCATCGTCTTTCTATCCGGCGCACCACATCACCACTTTGGAAGGAGGGATGGTGTCATCCAAGATCCCTGAGATTGTTCATTTGGCGAGGCAGTTTGCCTGGTGGGGACGTGATTGTTATTGCGTAGGTTCTTGTAACCAGTTGATCAACGGTAGTTGCGGCAAGCGTTTTGACATGTGGCTGGAGGGATATGACGGCGTGGTCGACCATAAGTATGTGTTTAGTCAAATTGGATACAACTTGAAACCGATTGATCTGCAGGGTGCCATCGGTCAAGTTCAACTAACCAAGTTTGACGAGATCCACGAGAAGCGTCGTGCGAACTACGAACGCACCAAAGAAATCTTGAAGCCCCTCCGCAGGGAATTACGTGTTGTGGGGGAGGAGCCAACTGCCGAAACCTCGTGGTTCGGTGTCCCAATCGTTTGTTATGACAAGACGTTCAAGCGGGAATTACAACTATACTTAGAAGCCAATGGCATCCAGACACGTAACTATTTTGCCGGTAACTTGCTGCTGCATCCCGCCTACAAACACCTGGGCAATGCCAAAGATTATCCCAACGCGTATGACGTATTGAGTCGTGTGTTTTTCATGAGTACCGCACCAATACTCACAGAAGAAAACTTTGAGTATATTGACGAAATCATCAACAACTTTAAGGCGGCATACTGATGGAAGTTACACCGCTTGCAATACCGGAAGTTAAGCTAATTAAACTTGATGCCTTTCCGGATGATCGTGGTTCCTTCACCGTGCATTGGCACGAGGAAGAATTTAAGGATGCAGTTGATGGCTATTCCTTCCGTCAGGATAGTTATGTCACCTCGGTACCCCACGTGGTGCGTGGCTTGCATTATCAACTGCCACCCTACGCACAGGGGAAATTAGTACGTTGTTTATCAGGCAGCATCCAGGATGTAGCCGTAGACATCCGAATGTCTTCCCCTACATTTGGCATGTGGGTTGACGCACATCTTTACGCCCATAACAATGAAGCATTGTGGATACCACCTGGATTTGCCCACGGGTATGCCTCACTGTCAGAAGGCGCAACAGTCTTGTATAAGATCACTGAAATTTATACGCCTAGTCACGAACATAGTTTGTTGTGGAATGATCCGTACATTGATATCTTGTGGAACATTCCAAGAGAAGTTATAGTTTCTGAAAAGGATTCCAAAGGGAAACCAATCACGGAAGCACCACTTTTTGAATAATGGAAAACATCCTGGTTACGGGCGGCGCCGGTTTTATTGGCAGTCATTTGATTGAGCATCTCCTCAAAACGACAGATGCAACAATCTTTAATATTGACAAGCTGAGTTACGCCAGTGACCCAGGCAAAATTTTTCATTTACCTGAAAGTCGAGGACGCTATGAGTTACTTGCACTTAACTTGATGGGAGAAAAAGCTCTTGCCGAAGTCGTCAACGAGATTCAACCAACCAAAATTTTTCACCTGGCAGCCGAAAGCCACGTTGATAACTCGATTGAATCGCCGCGAGAGTTCATTTACAGCAACATAGTTGGCACCTTCAATTTGCTTGAAGCATGCCGCCTGAACTTAAAAGACCCTTTCAAGTTTGTGCACGTCAGCACCGATGAGGTATTCGGGAGTTTGCACCCGGATACTACAGATACGTTTTTTGTCGAATCATCTCCTTACAACCCACGCTCGCCGTATTCAGCCAGCAAAGCAGGAAGCGATCACCTGGTAATGGCCTGGCACAACACCTATAAGTTCCCTGCCGTCATTACAAACTGCAGTAATAACTACGGGCCTGGCCAGCATCCTGAAAAGTTGATTCCCATGACAATCACCAATGCATTGTCGGGACTATCCATTACGGTGCACGGAGAGGGTAAGAACATTCGCGACTGGCTGCACGTCAGTGATCACGTCAAAGCCCTGTGCCTGGTAATGGAAGAAGGCGTCATTGGTCAACAGTATTGCATCGGTGGCTTTGGCGAAAAAACTAATATTGAAGTGGTAGAAATGATTTGCGAAATCCTGGAAGAACTGCGACCAACCGATTGGGGGTATGCAGATTTGATCACGCACGTTAAAGATCGCCCTGGCAATGATCTACGGTATGCGATTGATCCGCGCAAAATTCAAGAACTTGGTTGGCGACCTGCATATAGCTTTGAAGAAGGCTTACGTAAAACTGTGTTTAGTTATTTTCCCGATAAAAGTCATTTATCAGATATTCGGTTAATTCACTGTTAGTATTGGGTATACCTCATTGTCGTGCAATGGAAAAGCTGCAAGAGTATTATCAGGCCGTGAGCGAGGGACAACAGTTTCTCGACAATCATGACCAGCTTCTACAAAGTTTAACGCTCTCCAAGGAAAATGCTGGTAACAATACCTTTACTCAGGACACCCCGGGAATCGGAAATGAGTCTGTCGAACCAGGTTAAGCAATCAGTCAATGAAGCAGCCGGTATGTTGCGCGAAGCACTGGCTTTTGCCGCACGCACCGAACATCCCGTCGTGATTAGTAGTCTGACTGATGTTTTGGTCCGGCTCGAATCTCTGGAGCACATGGAAGAAATGATGGATAGGTTTGGCAAACCCCGCGATTTACCGACAACTCTTGGCTGAACGTTATTCAGAAGAACAACGCCTCCAAGATTTTTTCTGGAAGCTGGAAACCATGATTCCTAATCCGCCAAAGGATTGGGCAAAGAGTTCTAAACCATGTAAGTGGAAACAAATTTTGGATGAACGTAAAGCAAAAGAATCAACCCTATAATTACAAAAGGTAATTACCTATTCATCATGGAAAAGAAAAAAGCTGTTCCCCCTAAGGGCAAAGCCGTACCTCCCAAGGGGAGAAGTGGTGGCACTGACAAACAAGCTGCTGCCCGCGACAAGTTTAAAGAAATGATTGCCAAGAAAAAAGAGGCTGCCACCAAGAAAAAATAAACTATAGTTAACCCGCTCACGGGGTGCATGCCATGGATTGCGGCTGCATTAAACAAAACTCACCCATTAAAGCCTGTTTGCCCCACCCCAACTTCTAATTTGCTCCTAATTTGAAGTAAATTAGGAGTTCATTAGGAGTTCCAGTGACCACGCTCGTTGCTAATGTACCGCCCGTCAAGGTGTGGGTTCGTCGTGAGTACCTGCGTGATTTACATGACGGCCATGGTGAGTACACCCCTGGCTACTGGGTGGCTTGTAAGTCACTGACTGGACGCGCCCTTTACTTCGAGACGTACCTGACCGAATATGGGGCGCTGTATGACAAGCTACCCATCAGTGCGTTTCTTTCGTGGGATCCAGATCATCCCGACAAACCACAAGCACCAACCCCAGATCTGGAGTTGACAGACCTGCAGTTTTGGAATGGGTTTGATCACGGGCTTACGGTCATCGAAAAGAACCTGATCTATAACATGGAGTTTCAGGTAATGACCCGTAGTGCTGGCGTCATGAAGGGCAGCTACCTATTTACGATTGACAATTACCATCCCCATCGTAATGAACCAGACTTTTACTTTGCTGAGTTCCCTGACGAGCATAAGTCTCATAACATCGTTGCATTGAATAATGGTCAAATTGGTGCTTATCCAAACAACCGTTGTCGCATGTGCGACCCGTCGTTAACGCATCACAACCTCAAGACGCCCGACTTCAAGGTGTCTACGCGTTATTTCGATGTTGAACATGCACCCAAGTGGGGCAGGCTTGGTGAGACAGATGACTACTTCTGGAAGACGCCAAACGAAACTTCTATGGAAGCTACTATTTAGTTGTTATACCGATAACTGTTATTTACCCGTTATATTAATAACAGCTTTGCGGATTATTTTGCACGCAACCAAACGTAAATTTCTGGAATATAAACGTAACTTAAGCTGTACACATTGTGGAAACAATGATGCAAGAGTTTTAGAATTTCACCATCTTGGCGATAAAGAAACCACTGTATCCAACTTGGTAAGCAGGAAAGCAGCCTGGAGTAGGGTTCAAGAAGAAATTAACAAGTGCTTAGTACTTTGCGCAAACTGCCATCGCATTGAACACAGCAAGTTCGAGATGCAACCAACAGAAAATAAAATACTTATTAAGTGGGAATGTTGAAGTGCATACCCTTGTGCTGTAACTGCCACCGGCTATAGCGTCTAATAACTCTTTGTCATTTGCTGGAATCCCCTTACGCCCAACAACATTTCCTTACCCATTTCTCAACGTAGCCTTAATTTGCCAAGCTGCTTTAAAGGCCTGGCCGCATAGCTCAGCCAAGTAGTTCTGAATATCAATGGCACCCACCTTGGCAGCAATGGGTTCCAACTTCTTGGTCTTCATGCCCAGCTCCTCAAGGTTTTTATAGTACACAGCGAGCTGATCGGTTCCTTTGTAGCTGGTAACGTGTTGGATACCAGGACCAACATCAGCTAATCCCTTGGCACACATGGGCATCAAGTAGTCCATGGAACGGATAAACTCACTTAAGGTATCGAACTGTTCCAGATGAGCTTCGTATTGGTCTTTAAGGAATGCATGCACCCCGAGGAAGTTAGACCCCTCGTAATTCAGGTGAATGAGATGGGATTGTGTCTGAAGTTCCTTGAGGTAGGAAGCAAGAGAAATGCACTGCTGAATGAAGGCCCCGACATCACCATTCTTTGATTTAGCAGGTGCTTTAGGTTTCTCCTGTGGTTGAGGTGTTGCCTGGGCTACAGGGGTTATAGGTGCCTGAGGCGCTTGAGGAGCAGAGGTATACATAATTTTCAACCAATAAAACCAGTTTAATACAAAGCAACTCTATGAATTAAAATGAACAAAATACAAATAAAACAATGACAATACAAAGAGGAGAAGAGACTTTCTTTGTTGATAAGGCTCTATTGACGGCACAAATTTCAGCAAGATAATTACCAATCAAACAATTACAGCTAACGGAACTAGCCATTTCAACGTAGCCAACCACCCTGTTAAATACGTTCAACCCGTCTTTGTTTCAGAAGCCGGTGGTACTGCGGCTACTGTTTCTTTCAGTCTTGGTGCGTGCGCCTAAAGGCTTGCTCCCAACCCTTTTTCAAGTGACCGTAGTCCCTGGGCTCCGTAACAATAACGTCAATCTTGCCACATAAATCACAGCTCCCCTTATGGTGTGTAGCGCAATGACAAGGAGGGCCTATGTACTCACTTCTTGAATACCAGGTACCCCACTCAACGCCGCAATTGTGACAAATAAACTCAGGGTAATCTTTACTTTTTGGCACAAGTTTTTCCCTCAAGCAAATCCATTAAATCTTTAGCCCGATCATATTCTTTTTGGGCATATTTGAAATTTTCTTTTGCTGCTTGCTGGAAACATGCAAAGAGTTCTTCTCCGCTCATTTCATTAGAGAATTCAGCAATAGTGTCAGCAAAATGCTCTGTTGCTTTTTGTTTGTACATGTCATTACCTTGAAAGGGTAAATGGTCCCCAATGAGTTCAGCATAGTGCTCACGCCAGTTTGGAAGCGTGCCAGTAGCGTGGCTGGTGTCATGAAGATTTTCGCGGGATTCTTTAGTCACAAGAGGATCATCCATTTCTGAAACAATGCGATGGCTTTTGTACCAGTTTTGCCAAGCTTGAATTACTTCCTGAGACTCAGTGCCCGACATGTTAAGTTCCATGGAAATCAAACAGAATAAAAAGGGTTCACCACTGCGTGGCGTACCCCATCAGTGTAGTGAAAGAAACGATGTAATCAAGCAGTAATCATAACTTTTTCGGGATCAACTGCCTGAAGTTTTTCTTTTTCATAAAGGCGAACGGCTTCCATCATCTCAAAGTACCGTTCACGCATCACAGGACCAGCTTCTTTAATACAGAAGTCCTGCCACAGGCCCGTGTAAAGACCGTGCATAAGATGCCCTGGGTTTTGGCGACCGGCACAGTTATACATGTGCTCCATGAAATCAGCCTTTTGTTGCTCTGCGGCCACACTCCAGCGATTAAGAATTGCTTGATAATCAAAATACTTAGCCATTGGAATCTACTGAAGTAAGAGTTGTGAAGACGCCAACTACACCTGGGCTTATTTCAAAGAGCAGATCATCCATTTCATCCTGGAGGGTCTCTGCTAATTGTTCAGGTGTTTTGCCGCCAAACGAATCATACTCAACTTCAAGCTCAACCGCAAAAGACACAGTCAACCTGGGCACAACAATAAGATCCATTGATTTAGATAAAGACCCAATTACTTTATCAGAAATTAATTACCCAGCAACCGCTCAAGGGAATGTGTTTGATGCTGTTGGTAATAACCAAGCCGCTTTTGAATTAAATGGTAGTAGTTAATGGCAGCATCTACCATTTCTTCTGCTTCCATACTTGCCGCCAGGTTTTCATTGGCAAGCATGCTAGCAGTTAAAACGGTTACACCCCATTCCAACTTGGAACCAACCGTAGCTGAAAGAGGCGTCCCATCTTGAGTAAAGCCTGCAAGCAGTTGATAAAGCTGAGTGAGATCTCTCTCCATAGGACACCTGATGTATTTACTTATTTTACGGTGGTTTACTTACTGGCCTTCTCCAAGTAATACCAATATGCATGGGCTGCATTTTGGTGAAACCGTTTGCCTAGTAGCAGCTTGAGTTTCTTTTGCTCAAGATCATCCATCCGACTTTCGTTGTATGGAAGGACATCACCACCACCATCTTTTAGCATGTTCATTTCCAGATCATTCATTTCCAGTTGGAGATCAAAGTCTTTGATGGCATGCTGATGACAGTTCATCCGAACAGATGCATCTTCAGCAGTCGTCGGCGGATCGATCTTCTGGAAGAAGGTCTCCTGGATACTCGGATGGCGCCAAGTCCATTGAGGATTTTCCATAGATTCTGCTGCTGCGTATTGAATATTCTTGAAAGACCTTGACTCCTTGGGGGAGTAACTGACCAGATTGGTGGGCGTTGCGGATTGCATCAAGGTTCGGAAGAATGTTTGTTTTACTGGATGGTTCTACCCTTTCTTCAAGGACTTCCCCTGACAGTGAACGTAACACAATTCTTTTCGTTGTGGTAACTTCTTCTTCCACACAAAATTGTTGACGTTCATCAGACGACCAATATTCTGGATCTGATTTAATTTCAACGGTCAAGTCTTTTTTCTTGACCAAGGTGAACTGATAGTTACGGCCAGTGATCTTATTGGTATCAGCTGGCAACACCCGCTTAAGATAGTTGAGCAAGTGCTTAAGATTATCGACCTGCGACTCGTGATGCTTTTGGGACTTAAGGATCAAACCCTTTTCTTTTTTGATACGCTCAACGGCGTCCTCATGGGCAGCCATGGCGTAGTAAATACGATCAATCTTTTCAGACCGCAGGGTAAGACAAGTTTCCAGCTCCGCCTTTGCCAAGTCCTGGGACTCAGGAGTGAGGAGAGGAAGAGAGCGTTCCAGGGCACCATAGTGCTCGTAAAGCTGAATGACATTTAGTTCCTTGAGTTTAGTGTGGGTAATTTGAGTCATGATTTGGTTGTTAGTAGTTTTTTAACAAGGAGTTGAAGCTCTAGCAATTCAACGGCAGGCATATCCCACAGGCTGTCTGCACTTTTAAGTTTTCCTGCTCTAAATTGTTTTACTTTTTGTTTAAAGCTTGTGTCCTGCAAAGAATTGTTATCAATTCCTATTGCATAAGCAAAAAGAGCAACACCTTGATCAAGCCCACGCCTGTAAGCTTTTTCATGTTCAGAAAGTTCTTGATACATGATTAATTGAAATGAGATTGAATTTTGTTAAGGGTAAAGGCCAGCAGCGCTGCGGCTGCTGTCCAAAGAAGATCGTGAAGAACAGAAGCAATGGAAGAAAGGATGAAGTCAAACATGGAATGGTGTGTTGATGGACTGGTCAGTTTAACGTCATGACCAGGACGGTTAGTCTACCAGGGCTGTCAACCAGTTTCGTCTTTAAGCTTAACCAAGCTGGCAAGGTAATCTGTAATGGCTTCCATCTTGGCATTAAGGGATTGAATTTCTGCCATCATGTCTTCACGGGTGGGCAAGACCATGGGGTCATAGCTGCGCCGCTTGATTTCTTCTGGGTCATCCTCTCGTTGTTGAACGCGGCAGGCATCATCAGCACCGTAGCCAGCTTCTTGGAGTACATCCCAAATAAATTTGGAACCAAAGGCGCCAAGCTTTACGTCCTCTTCTTCTGCAACACAGTGCAATGTTTTAAGTGAACGCAGGATTAATCGTGACTGGATACTGACGTATTCCAGAAACTTTTCTTCAGGCAAACCGTAGGTGTCAAACGACATGAGATTCAGTGGCAGAGACATTGTTAATAGTAGAAGCTAAAGCATCGCTAACAGCGTTAGACAAAGTTTCAATTACAAAAGCTTTTTGCTTTTCAGGACCCCAGCTTGTCCATTCGTCCAAGTCAGGATCATTTTCATCCCATTCAATTGTAATAGTGCAGCCACCATCTTCATGGTCTTCACTGACTTCTAGCTGAAGTTTGTTGACCCACGTTGTCAGCATTGGTTTTCTTTGTGGTTTTAAGCTGTGGCAATGCTACTCCAGGAAATGGTACGTAGCCTGAATCTAACATGTTATCAAATAAAGTCCAGGCATCGTGTTGAGTAAAGACCTCCTTGGGTTTGTAGTTACGCCAATGGGTTAGCGGCGCCTGTGCTCCATGTTTGGTGTGCAACAAAAGAAATCGTCCATTACTGGTGGCATCCTCAGGTGGTGCATACCACCAGGCCACACATTTATCTGGTGCATAAGCAGGACATGCATTACGAATTTCTGTGCGTTTGCACAGTAGATCCCGATATTTATTGAACCAAGTCAGGTGGATACACCAGGGTTTGTATCCGGAGATTTCCGCCTGTAAACTCGATAGATAATTGAGCTGGCGTTGAAAGGACCCACATGAGCAACTAGGCTCGCCAAAGCTGGTCCTTTGCTCCTGGCTATCGTCCAGTTCACCGTCCAGGTCCACGGGCCTATCGTCAAGGCGAAACCCGTCAGGCGCAACCAAATAGCCAATGTCGGTTTGGTCAGACTGAATAAGGGCTTTGAGTTGTTCGGCATCAGAAATACGAATGAACTTGTCTGCCCACTGGGACTGCAACCTGGCATTAACGGTATTGGCACCAAGGGAATGGATGTAACTCCACCCCTTGAACATGACGTACGCGTTTTGATGCCAGACACTTGGTCCTCTGTAGTTGGGACCTAAGTATGAAAAGAAGTCTTTGAGTCTGTGGGTAAAAGAAACAAAGGCGTCTTTTATTGGTTGGCGCGCAAAATCAACTTGGCTACCATCACGGTAAAGCACGCGGCAAACATCATTAAGAAGGTAGATGCCCGCGACATCGGTGTCATCAAAGTCCGAGAACGCACGGCGTATATTCGACCGTGTGTAGATGAGCGTTTGAGCTTCATTGAGTTCAAGCAGAGTTTCAGGCATGGCAAATTAGTGTGGTGTGGAATGTGTCAGATGAACAGATCGGGATCTCTTCCTGACGCCTGGAGCTTAGCACGCTGTTGTTCCTTGCGGTAAACAGCTTGACCAATTCGATACGTACCGAAAGCAAGCGCCGCCCAAGCAACTGGATTACCAAGAACAAACAACGCACTTGCGCCAATGACGCCAAAGGTACCTGCCGTTTTAATAACCGCCTTGTGTTCTGGTTTCATGGTGTGATTGTTAATACATCATGAAGATGCATTTGAAGGTTTACTGTAGAAGTAAAATTAAGTAACAACTGAATACATTTCATGAAAGAAATTAAGTACGTGCCTTTGGCTACATTCCAAATTGAACCATCACTTGATGATAAATTTTGGGAAGAAAGGTTAAAGCGCCTCATCAAAGAATGTAATTCGATAGGAGACTTAAAAGAAATAGCAACCCTTTTAGCAAGGATTGCTACTATGCGTCAAGGTGTAATTCGTGGGTTGATCCAAGATTTATTCATCTTCCAAAACAAATCTGTTGAACAAGATGATTTGGCCAACCCAGAGATTAAGCTTGGATCAGAGAGATGAATCCTCTGCAACAACTTAAACGAGGTGTTTGGTTTAGTTGTTACATTAAGCTACTATCTTCTCCAGTATCGTTGCTAACCGCAGGCAATGCAGGTGCATCAATTACACCAGCAGGCTTGAGAGAAACACCATCCGCCAGACCATAAGCGCCATTAAGTTTAATGCCATCTTGCTTGCTGTGGATGTTGATGTAATCCGCAAAATACGGATTGGTCATGATCTCCCATACCTTTTCACGATCTTCATCAGGAATTGTAAGAGCAGCTAGAGAAGCAAAGGCTTCTTCTTTGGTGCTACAGCTAGGACCAACAAATTCCTCTACACAAACAACAGGCACGTTCTGTTCACCACGGTTATCGACAATGAGCGTAGGACAGAAGACACAAGTCACATGGAACTTGTTTTCAAATGTCATCGCCATCATGTCGAGATAGGTGCTCAAGCACTTCTCCATTTCCTTACGGAACTCAGAGATGTGCTTGCTCATCTCAACACTAACCAGACCCTTGGTGGTCAGGACAATTGGAGCCTCATGTGCAGGACGGTTCTCCTTTGTCAGTAAACGCACCAGATACTTGGTACGAGTATTGAAACGACGGGACTTACGACGACCTTCAATAAACTCTTGCTTATCGGATTCAAAGACAGAAACAGCATCGGGATAGCGATAGTTACCGTATTCATCTTTACTGAAATCACCAACAATGCGTTGCTTGGTATCTTGGCCTTCCTCGCAGATCAGGATGTCTGAAATGTGGATGATTTGGAGACGAGGCCTGGTAAAGAAGTGCCCTAACTCACGTGCACCGTTGTTGAAGCGGTGGTTGTGATTCCAGATAACATCATCAGGATGAAAGTCTTCCTTTTGTGCCAGCCAACGGCAAGCATTGACGGTTTCCATCTTGACAAAGAACCCACCATCACTACCGTTGATCAGGGGCTGGAGGGTGCCAAGGGGCTGGACTCCGGTGACAAAGTCAGGCTCCTTAAACATAAGAAAAGAGTTGGCACTCCGCTCAGTGATGGTGCCACTGGATGCAGCTTTGGTGATTGCTTTGGTAGTAGGCATGACTTGATGCGTGGTTAAAGCGTGAATTTTGACATGGTGCTTTTAACGTCATCCCAGGACGGACGCTTAGTCTAGAGCCGACCAAACGTCTTGGCACATTAAGGTTTGTTATCAGAACGGAGCGTCGTCGTCTTCTTTGCTGGGATCTCCGTATTGACCAGGTAGATCAGGTAATCCGCTGTTGCCATGACCCCAGGGATCAGGTTGTTCATCCATGGTGCGACCACCCCACAGTGAGCCAACACTTTGTTCTGATGCAACAGTTGTTTGAACTTGAATGGTATTACTACCGTCTGCCCCCTTGGGAGACAGCGTCATCTTCTTAAGTTCAATTTTGGTTTGAATCTTTTTTTCTTTTGAATCTTTGTCAATCCAAGAGTCAGTGACCAACCGTCCTTTAATGGTAAGGCCAGTTCCCTTGCGAGTAAAATTACACAGAAGCTCTGCGTAGTTAGGTTTATCTTCCACACTATTGATGGCGTAGAAGTTAAAAAGATCCGATTGGTTACGCCCAGTATTAACAGCAAGCGTCTGGTTACAAATCATCAAACCACTTGGCGTGGTTTTAAATGCACGTTCATCTTCATGATTAACATCTTTAACACAGCGTCCACTAAGGATGACAGTGTTTAAGATGGGAAATGTTTCGGCATTAACTAAGCCAACCACACCGCCATGGAGCGAGAGCTGCCTGGTATCTAAGTCATAGCGCAACATGGCATCATGCAGATAAATTCCCATGTACTTTTTCAAACGAGCAAAACGTTCAGCCGTCTTACCGTAAATGTTAAGTTCGATGGGAGTATCTGCTTTCTTGGTGCTGACTGCCGGCAGGCTAATCATGCAACGCATAGCAGTTGAGTTGGCGCCAGTAAAAACTTCCCGAGGATCTTCAAGAAGTTGAGCGCAACCGGCAAAGAAGTTCATTGGTACAGAAGTAGGGTGGAAAGCAGTTTAGTGTCATGCCTGGGACAAGGCGTTAATGGGTGTCTGCCCAGGTTTTACCAACGCGTGAATCGCCTTCGATTAAGCAGTTGAACCCAAAAAATTCTTGAGCCTGGGGGAATGCCATCATAGCTTGCTCCCTGATTTTGTCAGTGTAATCAGGGTGACAAGCAATTTGTATTTCGTCATGGACCATTAAGAGTTGTTGCCAATCTTGGCCGTAGACCAAGCCAAGATTTTGTTCGATGTTGCGGTGCGTAAAGACCACAACTTGTTTCATGAGGATGGCACCTGCTGATTGCAAGAGCACATTCAATCCTTTGAACGCAGAGCGACAGTGGAGAATGCGACGATCAAGACCACGTAAATAACCCCGGGATCCAATAGTTTCATCGATCTGTTGTTTAAGTTTTTTTAATGCGGGTACACCTTTCATGAATGAATTAATTGCATTACTTCCTAGTTGACGCAGAAGTAATTCATTTTTTTCATCCGGATTAATAATTGTACCCATCTTTAAAGCGCCTGCACCATACAAACAATTACCCGTAATTGTAATGCAATCCCCTTGGCGCATTACAAAAGATTTATTTTCCGTTCGAATACAAAAAACTTTTTTCTTTCCAACAAAAGTTTTTTGCAATTTTTGTCCCGTTACATGTCCCTTATTTGCAATGCTTACATGCATCTGCACTGTTCCACTTGAATTTAATCTTGGTTTTGCAACATGAATAACACCAGGAAATTCCAAATAAGATGCAAGTAAAGCAGCTTCAAAATGCTCATTACGTACTTGAGTCCAATGCCATTTTTCTTTTTGATTTAATTTACAAGATTGAAAACCATCAGCAAGCATAAAACCTGACAACCAAGCTTTTCGTTGATTCGAGTTCATTTGCAAAACAATAGAACTCCAATTAGTGCCGTATTTACGCCATTGCCACTGAATAGTTATACCAGAAGAATCTAAATCAACCAACGGCGCATTAACAACAATGTTTGATTCAGTATTAATTGTTGCCGTAGTGCGCACTTCGGGCTCCATATAACGGCGTTGTTTATTGCCAGTAAACCAACCACAAGAACTATCTTTATTTGCTTTACGTTGTTTTACATACCAACGATGATCAGCTGTAGCTTGCACCTTAAATGAATGATTGTGTTCCATTTGCCAAACACCATCTTCATGTTCAGGAATAATTTCAAGAATAGGTTTCCATTCTTTAATTTCTTTTTCTTCGTTATAAGTTAATACAAGTTGACCAACCTTAAGTTCATCATATTTTTTCCAACCTTCTTTTGTTAATACAGTAGTGATGTCAGATGGCACACAAGCGTATAACAAGCGTTTTGAAATATCGCGGGTTGCAACACCAAACTGTTCTTGGTTATACGTATGAATATCAACTTTAGGATTTACAACAAGAGATGCATATTCTCCGTTATCCCATAGTGCAAAGTATCCAGCGAGGCAACGTAACTCAAGTGCTTTAGCATCAATACCAATGAGGTCCCAAGAGTAAGGAGCATGGAATAAATTGCGACATTCTTTTCCATATGGGGAGTAAGCTGCAGGGACTTGGCCCATATTTGGATTACGGTGTGCACAGCGCCCAGTAATGCAACCGTTAGTAATAAGGTCGCCGTGGATACAACCAGATTCATTGTTAAATAGTTTGATCCAAGCATTGTTGCCATCAGCAATTTGCCCAAGACGTTTTTTAATTAACATGTATTCTGCCAAAGGTTTAGCTTCTGGATAGGGCAGTGTTTCTAAAACATCATCATCCAGGATTGGATTTCCTTTTTTAGTTGTTTTTTCTGGTTTCCATCCGTACTTTTGGGCAAGTCGATCAGCAATTTGCTGACGAGATCCAGGATTGAATTCTTCAATTCGGATTTTTTCAAACGGTACTCCTTTGACATAACCACGTTTTGTATTGTTAACCTTGGGTGTAAACCAATCACTGTGTGTAATAGGCGGAAAGATTTGTTTTAACTTATCTTCAAGTTCTTTTTGTCTTGCACGTAATACATCCACAAGATCAAGAGCTGCATCAAGATCAAAAGAAACACCTGATCGAATTTGTTTGTTAATCGCCAAAGCAAAGTCGTGTTCAAGTTTGAGTGCCGCTTCTGAATAGTGTTGTTTACAAATGTGTTCCCAAAGTTTCTTAGTAACTTCCACGTCTTGGACGCAGTACTTAAGCATCTCTTCGGAATAGACGGAGAAGTCCTTGAAGTCGATCTTATGATCGGCCAAGCGCCATCCCCATGCTTTAAGCGATGCGGATCCACGTAGGTTCTTTGGAACCTGCGTATATTGTTCTGTGTCGCGGTCATAAAGAAGTTCCTTGGGCCAGATCAAACGTGTACAAATAAGCGTGTCAATAATGCGTGTTTTGGTGGCAAATGAATGCAGTTTTTGTAGGACTGGTAGGTCATAAAAGATAATGTTGTGACCAATTAGAACATCAGCGGTTGCCAGATGAGCAAGAGCATCAGCAATGTGATCAGGCCCATAAGTAAAAGTTTGTTTGCGTCCAATGTCATAAAGCACAATGCAATGGGTGACTGTGACGGAATCGTAAAGGTTGTCGGATTCCAAATCAAAAATAAGCCACGTTTCACTTACGGAATCGGGCTTCATCTTGAATAGAGAGTTCTTCGCGGGACAGTTCGACATTATTTTCATTAATCCACGTCAAGATTTGTTGTGCACCAGTCTGATAAGGATGGGAAAAAATTTTGTTTAAAGCTACGTCAGAGTCTAATGGAACAAGAAGAAATTGATTGGATTTATTACACGCAGTAATAGCGTGTGGAATCCCATGTTTCCAAGTAGCAATGACGTAACTCACGGCAGATGTTGTAAGAACGCTCAGATAATATCCGATTTAAATGACAACGCAAGGGTTACGGAATTACTTTCGATTTGTTTTGCCGTATCCCACAAATCCACCGTCCTTTTTGCGTTTAGCAATTGCTTTGGATGCATTGCTACCAGCGCGTTGGCTGCCATGAACCAGCAATGCAAATGGCTTATCACCCAAACAATGACTGTCGTCATGATCAATCTCCAAGCCACGGGCAGCTGCTTCATCCTCTGTGTAAACAACATAAGCAATCCGCTGGAACACCTTGGGGTGCTTAGCGATTAGATAATCAAGAGTCCCACCGTAAGATGCAGTGAGATAGAAGTTTGGTGGGATGTGATTAGCCAAGTTAATCCACATACCCAGAGACTTGGTGTAAGCGTAGAACTTTTGTTTGGGGCGTTTGGCTGCAGTCATCATCCAAGCCTTCATGTAAACCTCAGTCCAGAAGTCACCGGCCTCATGGACTCTTACCAGTTCCTTAGGCGGAAACATAGTAAGCGAAAGATCAATCAAATCACTTAGCAAAACAGCCTGATCACCATCGCCGTACATGATTTCACGCAACAGATCCCAATTGTACCAACGTGCTTCCCGTACATTAGGTCGCACCTCCGCCATGGCAGAGAAGCAGCGAAACTCGTCTGCTTGCGTACCCGTGAGCTGAGGCAGATCAATAATAGTTCCTGTGTTACGGTCAGCAAATGTCTTGCAAACACCAGCGTTTGGACAGGCGTAACCTGACGGCAAGGAAAAGATTAGACGGTTCTTAAGCTTGCCGTTGCCAGTAGAAAATTTGAGGAGTTTCATGGTGTGGTGTAGTAAAGATAAGCGTAGCCTATGGATGAGTTTAAGGACATCCCAGGTCCAGTTGCAAATCAAAAGAACAAACAACCATGTCCTTCTGATTTCCATTCATCAATCCCTGGTCTAACCAGAGGCTTTTTCTTGGAAGACAGCTTCCCCGATAACAGGGAATTGCTGACAGAAGATTTGTTTAATCCACTGTGCGATTTGTTGGTGTTCGGCTTGGGTTCCATTGGCTGTGCGCAATTGGAGGTAATGAATCCACGATCTGATTGTACCGTTCATATAAAGACGAGTCTGTGTTGAAAGCGGCAAGACAGAACGCGCACATTCTTTTGCGATTCCATTGCTTACCATTTCTTTGTACAGATGTTCAGCATCTTCACACAATTGGCTGATACGCCGGTAATATCCAGCAATTAACTCAGGCGATAAATCATCAATACTATTTTGACGATTCGCATTGTCTTGCCGCCTGAGATGAGGAATGACAGCAGATCCTAACTCATTTGCAGAAGCATAACGTTGGCTAAATTCCTGAAAACTAAATGAACGATGCCTCAGTATTTGTGGAGAGATTGCACGGGTTGTTTCAATCTCAACGCACATGTTTGCCATTTCAAATGGTGACCAGTGCTTGTGTTTAATCAGGTAGCGCAATAAGTGTGGAGCAGTATCCATGTTGTCTTGATTCTTTGGCGCAGAAACGCGTGCCATCTTGACAATCATTTCTTCTGCTTTGGGTGTAAACCAAATGAGTTGAACGTTCATAGACCGCAGTGCAGTAGGTAGTGCCATTGATTGCTGGGATCAGTGTATCTGACCACATTGCAATTCTTGTATTTGTCTATAACTTTAAATTTCTCTATAGGTTCACTGTTGTTTTCAAGGATTGCATGGGTAAGTATTAAAAATCCAAGAATTGCAATAGAACTTGCAACAGCTCGGATGATCATATCTGTGCGATGATTCATGTTATTCTCCTGGAACAATAACTTTTTTGGTTAGTTGATTTAAATATTCAACAGGGCAGATACGCATTTGTAAATGTTCACTGGGTGATACCAAATGATCCCATTGGATAATTAATACTTTGATGGCATTATCACGAGAGTCACGCTTTTCTTTGGTGTCAATGACGGTACCATACCGTTGAGTTCTATGTTGTGCAATGCGTTGTTTAACTTGTGGATTGTTGGTAAAGATGCCATGGGTTTTGGGGCGTTCTGCAACGCGATCACCTATGGCATAACGGAATTGTGCTTTAGTTGCCATTAAATGTGAGTCCAAACTTTACGGTTAATGATCCGTGAAATGTAAGAAGCACTCATACCATACCTTGCTGCAATAACCTGGAGGGTAGACCCCCAAGTGTGCATGCGACGGATGTGGAGAACATTCTTTTCTGTCAGAACGGCAGAACCATGTTCACTGCCACGGGCAATTTTGCCAGGCCTTGGTTGACCTTTGGCTGGCCCAGGCTTTGCGGCCTCATACTTTTCAACAGTACGATACTTGGTATTGCACGAAAGGCAACGGCAATAACGTTTTGTAAATCTTTGGAAATGATTAGTGCATGTAACGCGTGTGTACTTACTTGAACAAACAGGACATTTCATTGGGGTTCAATAGAACACGGTGCAGTATCTGTAGAACCATGACGGATCTCTACATATTTATCAAGCTGTAATGAATCCAAAAGATACAAAGTATTTTCTGCGCCAAGAATCTTGAATGCATCAACAATCAAATCTTCATGGCGACCATCAATGCGGTAATAATCCAAAAGGATTTCCTCTGCACGATCAAAGTCATCTATTGATCCTGTTAGTTTTTCAAGTACTGTACTTGGCATTGCATCAACAATGTTGGAGACAATGGCATCAATAACAACAGACCATGTTTCTTTTGGAACCATGGCAATGACTTTATCGACTAGATCAAGATCAATGGGATCGTTTTGAGATTGGCCAATCATAGAGAAAAGCCCCCGCTTTTGCAGGGGCTCCAGAGGTTCCGCGTGCAGTTTAGGCAGATTGAACCTGCGTGTCTACTACCGGTTGCATAACGCCTGCTTCTTGAAGCTTATCAAGCATGGCGCACATGATTGTGGCATGCTGATGGGTTTGCTCCATGAAGTGCTTGGCACGTTCAGCAGTAATGGTGTGGACATAGCCGTTAGGTTCGGTGTACTTCCAACTGCCATCCGGCTGAGGATCGCCCTGCAACGCAAGGCGCTCAGAGTTGTGTACATAACGGAGTTCCAAATTGTGGTAGTCCTTGAGACCATCTGGTGCAGTCCAAGTTGCACCAAGGTTGTAACGATTGTCGTCGTCGGAGAAAGCATGGAACTCAGGGATGATTGATTTGAAAGCAGCAAAGATTTGCATGGTGTGAATCAAGTAAGTGTGTTGGTACCCGAGGTGAGATTTGAACTCACGCTGGAACGATTTTAAGTCGTTTGCCTCTTCCGTTGGGCTACTCGGGCTCACTTGGACTTACATCAACTTCAATGGAAGTTGAACGCCAAGTATGATCTTGGGGCAACGGCTCAGTGCCATAAGCCCAAGTATCGTAGTCTTCTTCGTTACGTGGATCTTCTTCGATTAAAACATAATGCGGAGAATTGTCGTGAATGAATTCACCAATGTTTGCCATTGCCATGGCAAGCAGTTGATCATCAGTGTAGTTGTGAGTCATAAATAAGACCAGCCCCAAATACTGAGACCAAGGCTGGTCAGTTTGTGTTGTCGGGATTTTAGCGCAGCCTCACGGGATTGCAAGGCCAAGCCAAATGCCTTGGTGTATTGATCCTTTTGGATGTCGTCAAGACGCTTGTTAGCAATGCCAGCAATCTGCTTGACGGACATCATGCCCATATCAACGGTGAGTTGAATGGTGAACTGAGGTTTGCCGTCAATCATACAAAGCACAATAAAGTGCTTCTTCTTCTTGCAATCATCAGCGTAGTGTGATGCAGAGCCAACGCAGTTGCGTACGGCCTGACCCCACATAGCTAGTTGATGTGTGTCATGGGGCTGGAAGAATGTCCATGTTTGATTGTTAAGTTCAATCTTGGTTGGTTCAGGAAATAAATCCTGGGGCAACATCTCATTTGGATTTGTTAGTTTCCAAGATTCAGCTTGAACATAATCATGGAACTCTTCAATACGCCAACGCTTTGGTGGTGCAAAGGTTTGATCTGTTTCTTTGCATTTATTTAAAATGCGAGAGAGCATGGAGACTGTATCGTCCCAATCACCAAACCCAAAGACAGCAATACCATATTCAGTCTTGGCATAAGAATGATGGTTGCGTTCGTAGTCAACCTTGGCTTGGTCATGGAACTTACGTAGCATCTGAAAGAATGATGCAACAGGCATGTGCTGACGCAACCATTGTTCAGTACAGTCGGATGAGTAATCACGCAAGCGTGTACCAAGTAATTGATCTATGTGTGATTGAAAGAAATCAACAGGACAATCAGGCCAAAACTTACGAACGTAACTAACAGCTTCAGCAAAAGCTACGATAATTTTGTAGTGTTTGGTGATATCAGTACGCAGTTGTGTTTCAGGATTGTTGTATGCTTGCACTGCTTGATCACAGTGTTCTTGCATCCAACGACGAAAGAATGGAGTATTTAATACGTCTTTGACCTCAAGAATCTTTTTGCTATGAGATAAAGCATAAAGATGTCCAAAGCTATCGTCAGCGTCACTAATCTTTTGCAAAACATCCATTAAGTTTTGTGATGTAAATTGCAAACTTGAATCAATAGTTATTTTTGATAAACAAGGAATCTCCAATGCATGAAAAATTGTAGTTGCCTTGATACGACCAAACATGTCATGTGAATCTGACCAGCAAGGAATAGATTCTTTCAATGATTCTTCAAATTTATTAACCGCTTTTGCCAAGTCCTTAGACTTCTGATAGTAGCTGGCAACACGAGAGCCACGCCAGTTACGCGTGTCATCACCATTGATAATGTCTTGTGTTGTTACATATTTTGTGTACACATAAAACTGTGTACGACCATATTGCTTGATTGGATAGTCGCTGCGGTTGCGCCAGTAGTTTGATGACACCGTCTTTTGTGCTGCCGCTGTGTCCTTAAAAGCAATAGCATAACCGTAAACGTAGTCTTGCTCCTTGCCTTTAGGCGGAAGCCAGGCTGCGTACCAGCATTGTTCGTAATGATAGAGAATAGCAGTAGCTTTGGTGCGTGCTTGCGGAGTTGCCACATCCACAAGCTTGGTAAACAAATGATAACGACTTGATGCTGGATTAGCGTTAATGTTGTCGACCGCATCTTGTTGCAGTGATACACGTACGACTTCAACAGGAATCAAATCATTGACGTTACCGTGCGGATATTTAGCTTTCTTGGTGGTGGTTTTAGATGAAGCTTGACGAGTCAAGGCTTTAAGTTTGGGATCGTAGGCAAGCAGTTCTGTTTGCAAGTGTTGGGGAAGTTGGAATTGCATGGTGTGATGTGTGGTGTTGATGTGGTGTGGTAGGCAGTTTAACGTCATGCCCAGGACGATGAATCAGTCTACGTCGCAGTCAGTGGTGTCGACGAGTTGCCAGTAAAGATCGAGCTGATCAAGATAACTGCAGAAGCTATCTTCATCAAGAGGGATTTGTTCTCCCTCATCCAACTGGAAAGTTGCTGAGCAAAGAGCAGGAGCCCATTCTTCAGGTTCGTAATACGTTGCCCGATAAAGCAAACGCATGTCCTCAACCACTGCTGTAACTGTGACATCAGATCCATTAATAAAAGTGTCTTCAATTGCAAGGATTGACATGGTCAGTTCTTGATAAGGGACTGGGCCATAACACGTGCGGTTTCAAACATTCCATTTGGACCATAACGCTGGACCAAATCGGGAAATGCATTAAGCAACCGCTCACGGTTATTGGGATCTGCATACCGCATTGCTTGAGCAAGCGTGGACACAAACGATCCACCTTTCATCATGTTTTCAGTGAGTTGATAAAACTCTTCGTATGTCATGGTGTTGTGTGAAAATACAGTAAAACCTGGGACTTACACTGCGTCTTTCTGTGCTGTGTGCACAACGACTACAGATGCCCAGATCTTTAGAATAATTTAATGTTTCGTTTGCTCAAGCCAGTGCCTGGGATCGAGATTGACCCAAGCATACCTGATGGTCTGGCATTAAGAGTGAATTGTATGGGACCAAGCCGTATCGATTTGGTAAACGACCTGATCCCACGTTCTGTGATGTTGACTCCGGCAATAGTTTTGTCGAAGTTAAAGGCTGAGCGTTTAGTCATAACAGTCAGAATCAACGGATTCAAGAATGAACTGCAAAGTAAATTGCTCCGGTTCGTCATCAACCTTGGGAAAATAACGTGCTACAAACCCTCCGGTTGCAACATGTTTATGGTTGATGGCTTCACGCAACAAGTGACGAGCCCTGGCCTTGAGCCTGGCAACAGAAGGCACAGCAAGTCCATCACCTTCTGTGGTTTGCCAAACCCAGTCCAGAGCAACCATTACGACGTGAACCTTTTCAAAGTTAAACTTTTCGATTACATCATCAATGATGACGTTGCGATCATCGTAGTCAGACATTGAACTTACGTTGGTTTTTGAACCAATGCGTTTAGGTTTCATTTGAGGTCATCTGGCAAAAGGAATTGGGTGTCTTCTTCAGACATGTTGGACATCATGAATTTCTCACCGTTGGGTGCAATGAATCCACCAACGAATCCAACACCGTACTTGTCGGCTGATTCTTTCAGCTTTGCTACGAATTGCATAGCACAAAGTCGTTGCTTATCAATGGAGTCTGGTATGCGGGGAGTGTTGTTAGGCATGGTGATTAAATGGAATGAATGGTGGATAAGACATGGGTTACTCTAATAGAAGATAAGGTTTCTTCCTGGTACTCCCCTGCGGGGTTGTAGGGGTACACCCATGTCTTAACAACTTCTTAACTTTGCGGTAGGTCAGTTACCGATGAAGTTCCTGGTGTTGAACCCAGGCTGCATGGTGCGTTTCCGCTGCAGTGACTGGTGGTTCACCATCTGTATTATCGTAAAGGTATTGAGGAGTTGGATCATAATCCAGTTCATTTTCAAGCACTGGAATGATCTCGTCCTCTAGCAGTGCACGCATAGATGGAGTCAAGTCTTGATCCATTTCATGACGTTTACCATCACGCTCGAGGACTTCTTTAAGTTCCTTGATGATCCGCTGCAAATGCGCGTATTCATTGGTGGAAAACTCGGGATACCTCTTGGTTTGTTCCATGGTTAGTTGGTGTGCAATGGAATGAAAAGCCTGGGACTTACACCGCTATTGAGAAAAGTTCTCAATTGCAGAGGCCCAGGTTGGTAGTAGTTACCTCTGTGGATCAAAGATGATCCAACCCGTGTAGTTATCACTGGTGCGATCTACACGTATTAAATTCATCTTCTCAAGATGTTCAAGTATTTTTAAGTAGTCAGCCATACAATTTTCTTGGACTGAAACTTTTGGTACAAAACATGGAGCACGCGGGTGTTTACGCTTGTGATTTAAGTAGTAAAGATAAAGATTCCTTTGATTGATAGACAATGCAGGAACTTCGTTTTGAACCTGAGTGCTCATAGTGTTGTAACTGATTAGATCAAGCCAAGGATGGAGAGCCAACTGTCGGGATGATCGGGTTCGACTTCGTCGTCCCCTGGAGTGAAGCAGACTGAGTCAAGGCACCACTCTTCGATTTCCTCGTTGGTTGGGACATTGTACCATCCTTCAAGTTCTTCTTCGCTGCACTGGGGTTTCCAGTAACAACGGTAGACGCCTTGCTTGTTGATGTAGACACTGCCGTTGACCGGGTGCGTGTCTTCGTCTTCGACGTCGAACTTGCTTGGATCGTAGGTGATGTCTGTTTGGAACTGTTCTTGTCCTTCTTCTTCGGAGAAGGGGATGTAGCCAGTGATTTGTTCAGCGATTTGTGCAGTGATGGGGTGAAGCATGACAGGAGTGTTGTAATGAGGATTGACGTAAGGGCAATGATTACTTCAATGAAATGATAATTATTATCACGATGCATCTTCATCGTCATAGATGATGCCCTCCCATTCATTTGTTGTTTGGAAGCCAACGAAAGTACCGTTGTCTTCAATGAGTGACCATTCGGTCTGTTGAGATTCACGCATGGCTTGCTCTTGTTGATAGGCCATGTCAGCCATGGCGTCAAGCAAGTCAGCGTTGTAGTTGTTGTCGAGTTGAGTCATAGTTTGAATTGGTGTAGTACAAGGTGTTGAGCAGTTTAACGTCATACTCAGGACGAAGGTGATACCACCCCAATCCGAGGTGATACCAAGTACGTGTGTACTAATCCCGTAGGTCAGGCTTGGATGTGAGACCAGGCCTTTCCCTTGTGGATGTTGGAGATGGTGTGTTGGCTAACGCCGTACGCCTTACCGATGTCGATGTAAGCGCGATTAAGGCTCTTGAATTCCTTCATGATTGAAGGCGTTGCAAGAACACCCTTGATTTCGCGGACATCTCCTTCGGAGAGTTTGGCGTTACAGAAAGCTTGTGGTTTAATTCTCCGTGGAGATTCACCGGAAACAATCTTCTTGACCAGTGCCATCTCACCGTCCTGCTGGAGTGCAGGCCGAGGAGTTGTGTTGATTACCTGACGGATCGGCAGTCCGAGGGTCACCGATGTTCCGTCTTTCAAGACAGAGATCGTGACTCTGCCTTCCCTAGTAATCACCGAGACGTGATCAGGGTTTTGGATGTCGAGTTGGCTGAGGGTGTCCATGAGTTGAATGGAGTTCGATACGAGAATAGCTGTAAATCTACTGGATGCAAGTACTAGGTTTAGTCCCCAGCACCCCTTCCCACACTACCGGTAGTGGTCGTGGGGGGAGTGGGGTCCAACCTCTGTCACCTCATATAGAGGTAACTGCCTGCGGAGTCGGCATTGTGTAGACATGCCTCATAGGACTCGTCATCCAGCAGTTGGTAGCGGACGTGAGCAGCCGGAGCTTTCCAGCTGGCCGGTTTGTAAACGGCACCTGTTTGCCGTGATACAAATGCATGGATAGACCTTGATGGTCTCGTCTCATTTGCATTGGTTATCTCAATAATCTTGTAATATTTTGTACCACGTTCAATCTCAAAGTCGAGGTAGCCGTACATCGTTGGATGTTGCTTTTCAAACTTACGAATCATTGCTTTGATCAAGCCATTCATCCGGTCTTGGATGAGAGCAGTGTCAGCGCTTAATGTGCTCATTGGTTTGTCCTTGGTTGAGATTAGTGATGTCGATGCCAACTGCGGCGCACATCGTTATGACTGCAATGGCAGTAACGAAAAAGCCGACAAAGAAGTTGGCAACAGGCGTCTCATGTTGAGACCCATAAGAATCAAGTTGAATGAATTGATTCTTGCCTAGTCGAGCAATGCGTTTCATGTGGGTTGTAGTTGTGTAGACAGCAGCAGTCCTGGTGAGGACTGCAGAAAACCCACCGCCGATACGAATTCGTATCAACGGAAGGGTTAAGTGCAGTCGTCTGCTGATTTACAAGCACGCCAGTAAACTTACGAGCATGCTCGTAAATACACTGACGTGCAAGTAACGTCAGAACGGAATCTCTTCCAGTGTGGGTTCAACGGCAACCTCAGATTTAACCTGAGGTTTTGAACCAAAGATGTAGCCAGTGCAACGAAGCTGTAGCTCAGGATACTTTAGCGGCACAAGCTCATCCTCCTTCATGTAGAAGCTACGGATGCCCTTGATACTGCCGCTGACCGTAAGCTCCTGACCAACAACAAGATTACCGTTGCCATAAGCCGTAAGCAAACCATTGGAGTTGGTAAACTTCACACGTACATCTGTATTTTCAGATACGGTGTGTGCCAAGACAACAGATAGAAACTGCTGTTGCTGGTAATCAACCACCTCCATGTATGTAATGCGGCCATGGACAGTAATTTGCTGGAAATCAGCCAGCTTTTTAGCGTTAGCGTTGGTCATGATAAATGAGAAGTAAGGGACTAGCAGGAGGTGAGTCCTGCAGAAAACCCACCGTCGTAGTACATACGTACCATGACGGAAGGGTTGAGTGCAGAAGTCAGGCCAAGAGTTGTTCTTGCTCATACTTCAACAACGCACGGTTGAGATCAACTTTGCGTTGAAGAATGGCGACGAACGGCATAAGTTCTTGGAACTCAGCCAGTCCATCTTGCCAAGCAAAGAACAAATCAAGTGCAGCCTGACGGTCGCACTCAATGTCTTGGTCAATGACAGGGGAATCTCTCCTGGCAAGCAAGCGAGCGTCCTGTGTCAATAAACGTTCAACAACTTTAGGAGTCATGGGAATCCAGTTGGTGTCGTGTGGTGTAGCGCAGGAATAAATCCTGCAAGAAACCCTGTGCAATGACAGGGCTTGATGCAGGAATCAGCCTTTGATAATCAACTTGCCTTTTCCAATCAAGTGCAAGTTCATGTGCTTGTCACATATCCCATAGCATTTATAGTTTGATGACGGATGATCTTTTCAAAACATTCACCAAGAGTATCGGCAAATCCAGAGAACTTATCAATATGTTCTGGGCCATCCTCCAGTCCCCAGATATAAGTTCCAGTTCCAGTGATGTCTTGTTCAATTTGGATTTTCATAGGAATCTCCTGTTGTGCGGTGCCCATCTCCGCTGGAGGCAATAACTGGGACAGGGTTTGCATCTGTCCACCCGCTTTGACGGATCAGTTTTTCATGCGAAGAGCGCAATGCTCATCAAGCCACACAACAGCTTGACCAAGTTCTTCTGGCCCTGGAGGCCCTTCATCAGAAGTAAAAGACAGTGCCATTTGATAAAGCTCCGCAATAACAGCTTGCACTGTTTCAATCGGAACTAAACGATCTCCGCAATAGGTTGCAGGTATTGCATAATTGCAATCCATGTTTCTAACAACGGCAGTGCGGTGCCTATCTCCGCTGGAGGCAATAACTGCCGGAGGGTTTGCACCTCCGGACCCGCTTTGACGGATCAGCTGCTGAACTCATTTTCGTCGGCATCAGCCAACTCAATCTTCATAAGCTCCCGCATAGAAAGCTCAACAAGATCAAGATTTTCCACCGACCATTTGTAAAAGAACTTGTCACGGAGATAACAATCGCGTTCGCCGCATTCGCAAGGATTGGCAATCCAATCCAGTTCTTCTTCCTTGGCTTGCCGAGTTGATAACTCTACAGCCTTAGCTTCTGCTTTACGCCTAGAGGCGTAGTAAGCAATAGCTTTGTCATCAATGCAGTAATCAGGGTGATACTGCCTGAGAACGTGGACTTGCATGGATCCCTCCATGTGTGCGGTGCCTATCTCCGCTGGAGGCGCGCAGGAATAAATCCTGCAAGAAACCCTGTGCAATGACAGGGCTTGATGCAGGAATCAGCCTTCGATATGAATGCTTGATCCTTTAGGCATTAGTAAAGCAGCTGCACGAATACGGTATTCAAATACTTTGTCGTGCAGCTTATCTTTCATGTTGGATGGTATGATTTGTCCAACTAACTGGACAAGTTCACCCATGTTCTTCCGAATGTTTAGTGCAGTCATGGTGTCAAATAAAATGTGAGCAGGATGTTGAGTCCTGCAGAGAAGGGCCGAAGCCCCTCAGTGCAAGAGTCAGTTGTCAGAAAACAAACGCTACTGAAGTGTGGATGCCAAGAACACCTGGTGACCTATCACCTAAGTTGCCTGCTGCGTTTAACGTCCAGCTTGACGAGTATCACAGGACACAGTCTTCTCTTGACCGCTGTTGTAGCGGGGAGCTTGACCCAATTTAAGGCGCGATACGGAGCATCAAACTATTTGAGGGCTGTAGGAACCCCTGGTTGCCCAGGGGAAAGTACAATCGTCAATCAACGTAGACAAGCTTTGCCGAAGCAACTGCTTTGCCTTCCTTGACAGTAACGTACACTCGATAGGTAACTTCATCACCTGGATCTGTGTGTCCAAAAATGACGTAACCTTTCAACTCGGCAAGCCAAGCTTGCACGTTACCTTGCGGTAACTCCTTAACGGCAACAGATACCTTCTTGCCTGCAACCAGCATGTTCGCTGCTTGCTCAAAACGCTCGATGCGGTCAGTCATGGTACAAAATGCAATGGAACTCTGCGTTGTTAGGATGCGCAGCCCCCTATATCACAACTAATCTATAATTGCAACCACAATAGCCAGGCATTGCACCTGGCACTGAGTGGGGGATTCGATCCCCCGGCATCACGCCTGTTACTCAGCAAATAAATCACCAAAGTAGTGACGTTGCTTATATGTCTCGAGACAGAAGTGAAGCCATTGAACTTTACGTTCAGCATTGTGTCGATCAAGATCACCGACTGCTTCATCGGCTTCACGCTCAGCAACTTCAATTTGACGAAGTAATTCTTCCATTGAATTGAATTGAACGTAGTGTGGTGCCCATCTCCACAGTGGGCAATACTGAGTGGGGGATTCGATCCCCCGGCATCACGCCTGTTACTCAGAATGGAATCTCGTCTTCAAAGCAAAACAAACCGTAACAGGCATTACAGCTGAAGTGATATGCAGCTGCTATGAATTCATAATCTTCAAGGCTGTTGATAAACTCCTGGGCTTGTTGCCAGTTAGAAAACAACTTCTCGTCTTCGTAATACTCTTGCCCTCCAAAGTCAGGACAACCATAATCAAGGAAAGTCACAGTAAACATTGAACTGAATGCAATGGAACTCTGCGTGGTACGGATGCGCAGCCCCCGATACTTCACGTACCTACACCCCTATTATTTTTTTTCTCCCCATAATCGCAATCAGACGGGTAATAGTGGAAGCGTCAGGTAATTTTGTACCCTATTTGGCCTTATAAAGGCGCTTTTGTTAAAGTAAAAGTGCAATAATGTAGTAAATTCAAATACTTTCCCCAAGTTTTTACACAAAAAAGCCGGGGTCTTTCTCCCCGGTGTCATCTGTGATTAGAAAAATTTATTATTTTCCTTTCTTTGCCTTGTATGCGAGCGTTGCATTCATTGCTTTGTTAAAAGCTTCTTGATCAGGCAACTCATAAGCCAATTCTTTTTTAGCTGAAGTTACAAAATCGCGTACTTCTAAAGAATCCCGCCCTTCTTTAGCCATGTCAACGGCTTTATTTTTAATTGCCTCAAGTGCTTCGACCCGTTTTTGGCGCGTACCGGCATCCATCCCTGGTTCAAATTGATTTATTTCTCAACTATAACGCCTTTACTTCTAAGATTTTTCAACAATAGAATGTTGACAGATAAAAATAATGTCAATAACCTCAAATGGCGATTTCTCCGGCTGATTTCTACGCTTATAGCCGTGCCACTGGAACGCAGCTTCCTGATGATCCGGAAGAACGTGCAAAACTTGCTCCAGAAGTCGTGGCATTTCGCCGTGGTCAACTTCGAAACGCTGCGCCAAAAGAAAATGAGGGGTTTGACTTTGGCAGTGCACTGGCAGTAGGAGCCACACTCGTTGGTGCAGGTTTAGCAACTCTTGCGGCACGTCGTGGTTTACGTGCCAAACCTTCAGTTGCCGCACCTAAGGTAGAAACAATTCTTCCCGAAACGGTAGCAAGGGCTCAAACTGCCGCGCAAACTCAAGATTTTGGTGCGGTTGGCAGTTTGGTACGTGATTTACCGACTCCACAGGAGCCGGCAGTTTTGCGTCAACCGCTTACAGGACAAACTTCGCCACTGCCGCGCCGTCAGCCTGGTTCTTTTGCTGAATTAACCGGTATTGAGCAAGAAATTATCGCTGAAGTAAAAGCAGGTGAGTTATTAAATGAGATTTTAGAAGAACAGCGGGAAATTGATAAAGAAAATAAATTTCAAACCAGGGTTGTTCAAGGTATTGAAGGCAAAGAAAAAGCAGGCGCTAAAAATTTTCTTGCTCAGTCGCGCCGTGAAAAAGAAGCGGAGGGCTTTTCGCCTAGGTCGTACGTTGAATCAACTGGCGCTGTTGCACCATCTGAAGATTTAACTACAATTCAAATAAATAATACACCTGTTGTTGCAAACCAACAGATTAACGCGGTTGAATCAGGAGAAGATCAATTTACTGGTCGTCAACTGCGCGAAATGCAGCGTGATACTGACACTACGCGTACTGGTAAAACATCGCCTGTTAGTTTGCCGATTGTTTTTGAAAGAGAAGCTTCTCCCCTAACAGATGCGGCTGGCTCCGTGCTTCCTGTTGGCGACTCAATGGTTGCCAAATTAAACCGGAATAAGACCCGTCGTCAACTTGCTTTAAACCAAGCAAGAGCCACCCTGGGCCTAGCGGAAACTGATGCGCCGCTACCAGAAGGTTTCAGCATGGTTCCAGAGGGGGAAGTTAGTGCCGCTGCGGGCGAACTTGCCGCGCAAAAACTTAGAGAAGCAAAACAACGTAAACAAAAGCAATCGCCTTCACCTATCACTCAAGAATGGAAAGAAATTTTATTTGATGAGTCTGGCCTTTTAAATAAAGAAATACTTGCTAAAAACCTGGGAGATGAAAAAGTTTTTCCTGGGCAACTTGCCAATATGCTAATAGAAGGCATGTCTTCCTCTTCTACTGTACGTGCGTTAAGTACAGGTAATTTTAACGATATTGAAATTGATCCAGACATTCATCGTGTTGCTACTCAACACGTTAAAGAAAACTTACTCAAATTTGATGACGCTGATTCAATTAAACGTTATCTTATTAGTGGTGGCATAGCTGGCGAGTATCAACCGCCAAGCACCAAAGGCTTTGGTTATACGGGCACTGAATCAATGCCCACACAACTTGTTTCAATTTCTAAAAAGGGAGGAGAAGAACTTGTTTTGGTTTCGGGACCCAGAACTTCTAGTCGTAGAACACGTAGCGATTTGGAACCTCTTTTCTTTGATCCTGATACTAAAACTTTAATTAGAAAATCGGATATCGGTGCGACGCAATCTAGTGAAGCTGTTGCTGGTACAGGCATTGGTGCTGAGATTGGTCAAGCAGTTGCTTTTGTGCCACGTGAAGATGTGGCTGGTTTTGTTAACTTACCTGGTGTTAACGCCTCTGGCCCTGAAAATGTTAATAAATCTCAAGGAGTTGGATATGCCATTGGTGGCCTTAAAGAACTTGGTTCTATTGGAAGTGGGCAAATTTCTTCTAAAGACTGGAAAGCAATTAGACAACGCAGAAAAGAACTTGGTTTAAAACCAACAGAAACAAACGCGGAAATCGAAGGCATGCTTGAGCGTGCCCGTGGAAGAGACGATGTTGATTTAAGTGTGCAACCACGGCCTTTGTTCCGTGATCCTTACGATGCCTTGGAAAAAGGTAACGTAAAGCTTTCTCGCAACAACACTCCTTATCTTGTCGTGGATGCACTAATGCTGAAGGCAAATCCCGGTTTAGAAACGTATTTAAGTGCTGATCCAAACTATAGTAATTTTTTGTTTGCCAATCCTGCAACAGGGCAAAACTTTACATCTGTATACGAAGCAACAAATACTTATAATCGACTTGCAAATAACGTCAATGCAAAATTAATTACAGGAGCAGAATCTCGAATTGCCGCCTTGGAAAAAGGTGAAAATCTTGAAGTACAAGTTACTGTTCGTGGTAACAAACTTGTTAAGACTGCATTAAACCCAAACTTTGTGGTTGATCAGGTTGTTCGCCGTAATTCCAGGGGAGAGACTATTGTTTCTAATGTAACTCTTTCTCAAGCAATTCGCAATCAACTCTTATTTCCAATTGTACGTGATTCCAAAGGTATGCCAATGCGCGGGCAACCCCTCCTTCAAGAACATACTTTAATTGACGAGCAGGGACAAGAGGGTGCCAAGTATTTTAAACAAACTCGTTATTTGGTTCCCGAAAACAAAACGTATGTCGACAAAGAAACAGGAGAGATACGTGCTCAAATTCTTGGTTTTGGCGATACAGAATTAGCTGTAGCACCTACTACTCTTAATCCGTCTGATACTCGTTTGACGGCAAAGAATAATTATCTTTTCCTGCAAGGTGTTAATAACGCTTTAGAGGAAATTACGGGGCAACGCATCAAAGTTATTGATGACGCTATTTATTTGGGTCGAGAAAAAGGCTTTGAGTTCATGGGTGGCCCAAGTAAAAATCCTGTGCTGCGTGAAGCCTTAACAGTTGCAAACACCCTGACGCAAACCTCTGAAAAGTCACGTATACGGATGCAGGAACCAGAAAAAGATTTTGGTCTAGGAGAACGTTACGGACTTGGCGCAAGGCAGTCTGAACGTCCACGTCGGAATGTTCCTAGTGGTATTCAGCTAACTAATTTACCTGTTCAGAAGGTTGTATTTACCGAGATGCAAGATCCGTCTAGTGTTGAGATGCGTTCTGTAACGCAGCTCAAGGATACTGGACGAACCATGACGCTTGCCTTGACCCCAGAAGTTATTGGCGGCAAACGTCTTGCTGCATTTGTTCTTGATTACACGCAGACATCAGGAAAACCAATGCGTATTGCAGCTTTTAATCAAGCTGTTTTGGACCTTTCTAATCAACTTGGAGCTGATCCAGCAGAGTTAAGTAGGCAGGCAGCAACTTTTCTCCGTGGTTCTAGAGAGCAAGCGCGCGTTGGTCCCGTTATGTCTCAGGGTAGACGCGCTCTTCAGGCGATGGATCGTCCTTCTCCTGCGGAAGAAATTGCACAAACTATTGCTGAATATGACTTTAATGAAACCATTGGCAGTGATATTGAAAGTGTATTGCAAGGTCCCCAGGTACCTCTTGATGTTGACATGGAATTAACAGCTCGTCAAGCCCAACGTGCTAGAGTAGAGCCACCCGGAACAACAGAGAAATTTACAATTGACGATCAAATGCTTTCCAATCAAATGAATCGATTGATGGCACAAGCCGGTCGTCGTGCAGCTAAACGTCGCCGTCGTTAATCATGGCTGAAAAAAAGAAAGATAAGAAGTGGATCCAGGGCATGGATATGAAAGAGGGCGCCTTTACTGCTAAAGCTAAGAAGAAAGGCATTACTACTGCTCAACTTCAAGAAAATGTCCTGGCCAATCCAGATAAGTATGACGAGAAAACGGTGAAGCAAGCGCGGCTTCGTCAAACACTGGTAGGATTAAAAAAGAAAAAGAAAGAAAAGTCTGAGGGTTAATGGCTAAAGACGCCAGGCTTGATCTCGGCCGCTATATTCAAAATCCGTTTAATCGCCGTGGTGAAATTGGCAAACGGTTAGATTTTGATGATTTGTTTCGTGCTAAACCCGAGACCGGTGAATATCCCTGGAATCCATCCCGGTTTAATGAACGCGATCTTTTAAAGCGCTCAATGACCCGCAAGGTTACACTTAATCCAGATCTTAATTTTGTAGGTAATACTCCCTTTTTTGACGACGAAGATTCGGGAACCAACTTTCAAGTTTTTGAGGGACTTGGTCGTTTTAATCGTCCAGAAGATTACGATTTTAATGAAGGGCGCGCACGTACAACTCAACGCCCACAAAACCAACCTGATTTTAATCCTGAATGGATTGAAGCGTATAAGATTAGCCCTACCATGAATCCTGGCAAGGCCGCTAAAAATCCAATGCCACGTCTTCGCAACCCTGACCCCAACGGTTATTTAATGGCAATGGCTGAAAAACGAGCTGAAAATGAGTTTGAAGATAAGCCTTCGATTGCGCAGTTGTTAGATCGTCAAGGTTTAATTAAAAAAGAACAAGTACAAGCAGAGGTTTCTCAAGGAGAAGAAACTGCTGATGACAATGAAGTGGAGACAAATGTGTCTCCCGGTAAAACTGTTGATAAATAAACGTAGAATAAAAAGAGAATTAAAGCATAGACGTTGAAGGGACTAGAGAAGTTATTGTTGGGACAAGCTTCTCGTGCTGCTGCAAAAGCGGCATTACCCGGGGCTGCGCTTAATGCCGCCATCGGAACTATATCCATGGGTCCAGTAGCTGGGGCAGCATATGGTGCGGGTGATTTTCTTTTAAATTATCCACTTTTACGTGCTGCAAAAAAATATTTTCCTGGTACACCTGCCACCATGACTTACAAAAGTCGTGCCGGTGAGATGATTACCAAACAAATCACACAACCGTCAGCTGTTGAAAATGTTGTCAATGTTGCCGGTTCGTTTGCATCCATGCCTTTGGTTGACTTGTTAACGCAAGGTCAACTAATAAAACAAGCTGCAACTGTTGAGCCGTCCAATGTTTCACAAGAACAACAAATCTATCAACAATCTTTACAGCGACAAGTCGTAAATAATCTTCAACAACAAGCTTTGGCTCCTGGCACACAATTCCAAATGCAAGGCATTGAACAAACTTTTCATTATCCCGGAATAACATTGCCTCCTGATGTGGTGCGTCAAATGCAACAGGGATTGGTCTGATGGCTAAACCACAAGTGCCTGGCACTGAACTGTTTCAGCGTTTTTTCCAAGGTCTTGCTGGCGGCTATCAAGTAGCCAGTCAGTTGATGGGTCAGTTAGGAACAGAGCGTTTAAATTATGGTCGCAATGTTTTTTATGACCCAGAATTCAAGGCAGGCTTAACGCAAGCAGGTATTACAGCAGGTAAGGCACCACTTGCTTTTGCAGGGGCATATGCTACTCGTTTACTTGGCGATATCAGTGCTGATGAAACACGTCGATTTTACTGGCGCATCAATAATCCGCTCGCTATTGCTGATGAAGCAATGCAGCGTGTAGTCGATCCACAAGATCAACTGGGACCCTATGGACGAGGACTGCTTGGTCTTGCGGCTGTGCAACCAGCAATTGCTTTAACTGGTGCTTACAATCCCTTAAACATTACAGAGCTAGGGCGTCCGACCGGTTACAAACAGAATATTCCTTCTGAAGAAGATCCAACAAAAACAACGCAGCCTGGCGCTGAACTGTTTCACCGTTTTTTCCAAGGACGTATTGGAAGACCATTGGCATTCGAAAAAGCAAAACAAGAAATTCCAGATCTAACTAAAGCACGTTATGCAAATTATATGAATTTTTTGTATAACAATCCAGATCCCGTAGGCCAGGCAACAATTGGTTTAGTTAAGTTCACAGGGGAAAACTTACAGGGAGACCCGGAGGCGCGCATCCTTGGGTATCCAGTCAGCATTCCTTCTGTTACAGCACTGGCTGGGGGGATCGCAGGTGCTCGTTTTGGAGTGACAAGTGCACCAACAGTGACTAAAATCAAACAACGTTCTTTATTACCGCAAGACGTTAAAGAAGTTACTACTACTCGCATTACACCGCAACTTGCGAAAGAGGCAAGTTCTGGAACAGCTCCCAGAACAGGTCCTGCACTGCGTCGTGGATTAGCTGGAGGTGCAGTTGGCTCGGCCGCTGGTGCAATGATTGGTCTTCTTGCTAATCAAGCCTTGGCGGCAAAACAGACAGAAACTCAATTACCAATGAATTAAGTTTTACACTGATAGAATTTACAAATAGAGGTATTAATAGTAGTACAGCTAAGTACCAACAAAGCGTTTAATTTAAAACGTTTCAAAACAACTGCTGATAAAATTTAACTATACAAATATGAATGGATATGGCAGATCAAGGGCCTAGCTCCAGGTTAAATCCCCTGGATGATCCTGCAACTTTCCGTGGCGCTTCCATGGACCCCGAGGAAGTAAAACGAGTTGTGCAGCAAGCACAAAATGATCCCACCCTGTTCGAACAGCTCTTAAACTCGGTCTTTAACTTTTTGGGTTTAGGTGGCGGTACTCCTGCTCAAGGCACTCCTGTTACGGGTGACGTTGGAATGAACCCGATGACGACAGGCTCTGCTGGTGCAAATGCTCCAGCTGGCACTGGCGGGGTTCGCCTTACAGGTTCTGTTGCCAATTCTCCAGCCGGTCCTGGTAGAGGCACCCTTACAGGAGATGTTGGTGGTGGCGCTGCTACGCGTGGGGGTGTGCCCATTACTGGTGCTGGGGGTGGTTCTGGCGCTGGTGGTGGTGGCGGCGGCCGCCCCCCTGCTACCGGCTCAGCGGCCCCTTCTCCAGGCCCGGGTCCCGGTAGTGGTGGTCCCGGGATCAATCTTGCTGGTATGCGCACCCAAGCAAGGGCAAGTAACTTGGGACGAAATATTTTACAACAAACAGGTCGAACAACTTTGCGAGGAGGTGCTCTTGCCCTCGCTGGCCGCTATTCACCTCTTATTGGTGGCGGTATTGCCTTAATGCAAGGCGATCCCCTTGGCGCAATAGGTAACGTTGCTGGCGGCGTCATCGGCAGTGCTTTTGGTCCTCTTGGCGCTATTGGCGGTTCTATAATTGGTGGAAATGTTGTTAAGGGTCTCGCTGGTGGCGCAGCTAAAGCTGTTGAAGCGGTTACCGGTCAAAAAAGAGAAGAAGGTCAATCAGGTTTATTAGGCGGCGGTGTTTCCAATCTTTCTGCAAAAGATATGGAAGTTGCAGAGCTTCTTCGCCGTGGTAATGTTAAAACCGCTGAAGAAATGCTTCCCGTGTATCAACAATATCGTGGAGTTGACTTGCAAAATCAAATGCAACTTAACCAACAACTTGGTCAGCTTACTGGTGCTTTAAATCGTCAAATGTATACTGCTCAGCTTGCTGGTGGTGCCCAACAACAAGCTGGTCAAACTGTGCGCGATATACTTGCCTCTTCTAATCCTTACGCTGCTTCTGCATTCCAATACAGGGGTTAATCTGGTGGACGACATGTTTGACGTTCGCGCTATATGGCAATCAACGCAAGGACTTCCAGATGCAGCACGAGGCAAAGCGTTTGAAGTGCTGCTAAACCGTCGCATGGGTTCAACTGACCTTGAGACGTTGACTGGTTTAATTGACCGCTTTAGTGATCCAAAAGTTATAAAAGAGAGACTAGAACTTGCTTCTGAGTTTGACAAAGAACGCATGAAAGAAGCAGGTAAATATAAAATGTTATTTAGTATTCCCGAAACAATTTCACAAGCGTTTGGCAATCAAGCTGCAATGAATGTTTTGGGCGCACGTAGTATTACTGATGCTTATAACGCCACTTTGCAGGCCTATCCACGACCTGCATTTGCTTCTTATCAGTTCCAGCCCCGGAGCTACCTTAGTTAGAATGAATTTATGTCAGTATTTGATACTAATATTGGCTTTGGTTCAAGTTTTGTTAGTGGCTTTGATCCAAAATTTAAAAACACTAATTTTTTTGGCGGCCGAGCGAGCAGCAACGTAGCAGGCAAAAGTATGTTTGATCCCACTCTTCTTGGCCTTGGCGCCCTTAGTTCTGGGTTTAACTTTTTAGGCGGCCTTAATCAAGCTGCTACTTCCGCCAATATTGCACAGGCTCAACTTGCTGCCCAAAATGCAGCAATTATGGAAGGGCGTGAGCAAGCAAAAGGGGCACTGGCTTCTAGCATGTTTGGCCCCCTCTTTGCCGCTGGCGCAGGTGGGGACATTGCTTTTGGCCGTGAAAAAGAAGCGGCCATGTTTGAAACCGGTCCTCTTGCAGAACGTAAACGTGCTCAAGAAATAGATTTTCGTCGAGCATTAACTGGTTTTGAAGACTCCGCTGAAGCACGTGAATTACGCCAACGGGAAAACCGTGAAGCCTTAAAACGTTCTTTGGCTGAAAAAGAAGCCACTATGGCTGGTATGTTTGGTCGTATTGCTCCACGGGAAGTGGGCACTTATTTTGTATAAGGAGGTAAGCCATGGGAGGAGGAGGAACTCGAGTTACATATAACCCACCGCCGCCGGATAATACGTTTGCGAAATATCTTGAATATCAACAACGGAAAGAAACTGCTGCAGAGGAACGCGCTGCGCAAGAGAAGAAAGAAGCAACAGCGAAAGAAGAAGCGCGTAAAGCAGCTGGTGCCGCAGGTTACTCAGGTCTTCGTACAGGGCTTGAATCACAGCTGCGCCAAGGTTTAATTACATATTCGGACGCTACGGGTCAACTGCGTGACTTTGCTTCTAAGTACGAACTCGCTCCGCCTGAACAGGATGTTGCTAATTTAACTAAAGTTTATACAGAAGAGCTTCTTCCCGGGCGCCGCACTACAGGTGTTAGTGCTGCTTACGAAGAACTTTTAGGGCGTCAAGCAACGGAGGAAGAGAAAGGTAAAGCTATGGAGCGATTCCAACAGGGCTACTACAGTTCTGTTCAAGATCTTCGCGACTCACTTGCCAAGAGCCAAGAGTATCAAGATAAATTTAACCAAAGCTATCTGGACAATTATTACGACACCATGTTTGGTAAACAAGGTGTTGATGTGGCTGGTAAAAAAACAGGCAAACGCACCTTTACGTTTGACAAAAACTTGCTTCCGACTTATGCGGAAACAACCAAGACGCGTGCAGGTGTTCAGCTTCCGATTTTTGCTGACAAGTTCCAGGGTACTCCAGCCGAAATTGAAGAACAACTTCAAAATGCTCGTGAAACGCGTAAGTATTTATACGGTGCTGGCTTGACTAATCTTCAAGGTGAGATTGATAAAGAAGTTCAAAAATTAAAAAATGAAGGTGGAAAAGAAATTGCTAAAATTTCTGCTCAGGGTAATTTGTATAAGGAACTTGTTGGCGCATTCAGTTTCTAAAAGAATGTGCTTGATATAATTACGTTAGTGCTTAAACCGTAAATGACCTACACCGCACCTGCTGGCCAAAGCGCCGGTGATGACTACTTTGACATCAATAAGTTTGAACAACTATTGTCGCGCCTGGAGGCCTCCAAGGGTCGTCAACAACGTCAAAAGTCAACCGAAGGTCGTCGCGATATTTTCGCCCAAGGCCTTGCTTCCATGATGAGCAACTTCTGATTTATAGGTTATTTTCATGACTTACACTGCTCCTGCTGGCCAAAGCGCCGGTGATGACTACTTTGACATCAATAAGTTTGAACAGTTGCTTGAGCGCCTGGAGGCCTCCAAGGGTCGTCAACAACGTCAAAAGTCAACCGAAGGTCGTCGCGATATTTTCGCCCAAGGCCTTGCTTCCATGATGAGCAACTTCTGATTTATAGGTTATTTTCATGACGCCATGACCAGCAGTGTTCCCGCCGGACAAGTCGATGTCGATGATTGGTTCGACCTAGGCAAATACCGTCAGGCTGCTGGCGTGGCCTACGAATTTTCCAAGAAGAAAATGGAGACTGCTGGTGAACAAGAACGAGAAACCATCGGCAAAGGTGCAAAAGAGCAGCGCACTTCCGCAGAGCAATCGCAGCAATTTAAAGAACGGGACGAAGCCAGGGACTACGGCCAGGCCCAACGAGCTTATCGATATTGAGTTATTTGATTCGTGGGTTGATAATTTAGACGCATCAACCCAAGAATCATTCTGTGCTTTTTCTGCAGATAATTACTCTTTGATTGAAATTTATCTTTACTCGCGTTTCCTTGGTTACAAGGGGACAATTACTGCGTGCGAGCTTTGGGTCAAAGACAATTATAAAAAACCTGATCACCGCAAGAAACTTCTGTATGAAATTGATGAGATGCAGGAGGATGTTCGTAAGCTGCGCGAAGACGTAGAAAATGGCGTCGTTAAACGTGATGCCGGAGTTGCACGTATTGCTTCTATGCAGAAAGAAATTAGAGGCCATATTGATCAAATTGAAAAGTTTACCAACACCAAAGATCGCAAGGGTTTATTAATGGCGGGGGCTGATCGTGCCATTCGTGAGTTGATGTTTATTTTTAAAGATGATCCAATTGAAATACCCTTGGAAGAGGCAACAATGAGTGTATGGGCGCGCATGCAACTCGAAGAATAATTCAGTTAAGATAGTTATAAATAAAACATTTATATCAATGGGCGCCAAACAAGGAAACATGGTGGATCCTCGCCAACGCCAAATGGCTCGTGAAGGAATGCGGATGCGTCAAGAAAGTATCCGTCAAAGAGAAACTGCGCCACAAACCGGTGAAGCATCTATGTTCCCGGGTGTTGGGCCAAGTGTTACGCAAGTAGAGGCAATGCCTTCTCGCGGCGGTATCGAATTTGGCCCTGGCCGCGCCAACCGGTTCCCCGAGCCCGGCTCTCCCGAATATCAAATGGCTATCGCTCGTATGCGTGGTCGACGCTGATGGCTAAGGGTAAAATGCCTCCAGAACTCCTGGAGCATTTCAAGAAGAAAGAAGCCAAGAAAGAAGATGGCTCTGAAATGTCAGATAAAGAAAAACGTAAAGCCGCTTTAGATAAAGCGCGTAAATATCAAGAACAAAAAAAGAACAAACAAGAGCAAAAATAAGATAGCATTCAGTTGCTATCTGAATTGTTATCGTGCCTAGCTATACGCATCTTGCCTATCGTCGTAATGCAAAGGCAGCGGCACGTCGCCAACAAATCCGTGCGCCACGCAATGCAGATGCTTTGGCGCTAGCGCGGGAAGATTTTGCATATTTTTGTGAGTACGTTGCAGATAAACCACCGGCGGAACACCATAAAGAATGGCATCGCCATTTCATTACAAATGAAGATAGCGCTTGCCTTATTAGAATTGCTGGCCCCAACATTGATCTTCTTGCTCCACGGGGTTCTGCTAAATCAACGGTCCTTGGTTTGCTGACTGCCTGGGCTATTGGCATCCACACCCAAGCAAAACTTCCACTACAAGTTCTTTACTTGTCTTATACGGTTGATATTGCACGGTCCAAATCGGCAACCATTAAACGCATCATTGAAAGCAAACGGTATCAAGAAGTTTTTCCTACTGTTCGCCTAATGAAAAACGTGACCAGCAATGAATACTGGTCTATTGATCATAAATTTGCAGGCATTGACACTACTGGTGACGAGCAGTTTACGCTTTGCGCTGCAGGCCTTAAAGGTTCAGTGACTTCCAAGCGTTCTCACCTGGTCATGATTGATGACGCAATTAAATCTGCGGCAGATATTTCTAATCCTGACATCCGAAAACAGATGCAGGAAAACTGGAACGCGGTGATTGCCCCCACTATGTTTGAAGGTGCTCGTGCCATTTGCCTTGGTACGCGCTTTAGACATGACGATATTCATGCCACAACATTTAATGAGCAAAATAATTGGATGCAGATTGTTCTTTCTGCTATCAACAATGATTCCAGAACAGGTGAAGAACAGTCATATTGGCCCGAGATGTGGTCATTGGAATATCTTAAAGAGAAAAAACGTCAGGCACCAATTGCCTTTTCGTTCCAGTACATGAACCAAATTGTTCGTCAAAATGAACTATCTTTGGCGCCTGAATTGATTGTTAAAGCTGAGATTTCAACGGAGTTTGACACCCTTGGTATTGGTGTGGATCTTTCCGCTGGCACTAGAGAAAAGAATGACTACACAGTTATGATTCTGGGCGGTCGCATTGGAGATCGCATTCATATTATTGATTACAGGCGCATTCGTGTTATGGGCAACCTGGAAAAACTGGATGCTCTTAAAGAATTGCTTAATGATTGGTCTGTAATTGGACGTGATGATAACGGCAATTATTTTCCTACTTATTCAACGTGCGACATTTGGTCAGAAGCTGTTCAATACCAGGCCTCTCTTGAGGCCGACTTCAAACGCGTTTGCCTTAACAACGAAGGTCTTTACAATTTAATTTGGCATCCAGTCAAAGGATTCCGTGCAGATAAACTGGCACGTTTTCGTGGCATTATGGGGATGTTTGAAGACCGCAAAATAATTTTTAATCGTTTTCGAAACTTCACAACAATGTTTGAGGAGCTTACTAATTTTGGTGTCAGTGGTCACGACGATTGTGTCGACGCCTTGGTCTGGCTTGTTACAGGACTTGCAAGAAAAGGTCAACTGCATATTGATTACTAAATTTAGAATAAAGAAAAAGCTTTTGTTGTGGGCCCAGAGTATTTTGCTATAGCAATTACGGCAGTTGTGTCCGCAATTACAGGAGGTTCCTGGGTTGCGAATAAACTGTTGGATAGACAAAGGGAGCGTGTTCAACAGGCGCTTGATTACACTGGTTCACAAAAATGTAGGATTGATGTTTTGGAAGATCAAATTAACCGCATGCCCCTGGACTACGTTTTAAAGGTTGACTTTCTGCGTGAGATCCAGGAGATGCATAATAATTTTAGACAGATCAACGATAAGCTTGATAAGCTTATGGAAAAGCTTTTGTCAAAATGAGTTACATTCTTGAAGTTGAAGAAGACGAAAACGGGGAACAATTCATTACTCTTCCCGACGAATTAATTGAAGAATTGGGCTGGCAAGAAGGCGATGTTCTTGATTGGGATGTTCGCGGTAATGGCATTGTTTTGAGCAAAGTTAGTGATTCTGCTGGTTACGAAGTTATAGAAGAGTAGAATACAAAAAAAGAGTAAAGACATGTTTTACGGCGGAGAAAGCAACGTCCCTGGCGCTCCCGGTAATCTTTTTGCTGGTGGCATTCCTTTACGTCAGTTATTTCCAGGCGCTCCTTCCGATATTCCATTTTTTCCCAAGGAACCCGGCTTGCTTCGTCCGGAAACCAAACAAAAATTAAAAGATATTTTTCCTGCCGTGCCAGGTGGTTATGGTGGTGAAGATGGTGGCATACGCTATGGCACAACTCCTGGGGGCGTGGTCAATAATCCCTTCGGTTCCAGCAATTTCCCTGGTGCCGTAGGAAATATGGGTGGTCTTGCCAATGCTCAATTTTTTGAGGGCCCTCAACTTGGTCAGTTAGTTGCTCAAGGTCGTTATCCCAGGGGCATGGAGGGTGCAGTGGACCTTACCTATCCTCCAGGACACCCCATGTACGGAAAACCTATCTTGCTTCCAGGTTTGCAAACCCCCCTGGATGCAAACAAGGCCGAATACGAAGGACTTAAGCGCATGCGCTCTGCTCCAATAGACCCGAGAGTTACACCACAAGGATTCCAAAATAAAATGGTTTATTGATGGCCCAAGAAGATTCAAAATATACAAAACCTGAGCTACGCGAACGCATTAAAGATCGCGTTATGGCTAGTAGCAAGGGCGGAAAACCCGGTCAGTGGAGCGCACGTAAAGCTCAACTTGTAGCACAAGAATATAAAGAAGCGGGCGGTGGATATAAAGGTGGCAAGGGCGAGAAACAAAAAGACTTAGAAAAATGGGGAAAAGAAAAGTGGATGACTAAAGACGAATACGAAAAGCGCAGTAAAGCTAAAGCTGCAGCCAAGAAGTACAAGGATAGTAAGTGATGGGCGACTTCTTTCAAAAGGTTTTAAATAAAGCTCGACAAGGCTACAAAGAAGCTGATAAACGTTTAGGAGGCTATTTACCTGGCGGCGGCACAGGAAATCCTTTAAGTAAAACTGTTGCGGCTATCAACCCTGAAGATGCTCTTGGCTACGCAGTAACAACTACAGCTCGTCCTGTTCAGCAAGCCTTACGTCAATCTTTAAGTGAATACATGGAATCCGGAAAATGGGGGACAAATATAAAAAAATTTCCAGCTTTAATGGCTGAAGCAACTCTTGAAATGCGTCGATTGGGGCAACCAGGTATTTGGAGTACAACTTTTCCTTCAACAAAACCACAATCTTTAGGTACAGGTGATCTTCCAGAAGGTGTTCAAGTAGACCTTCAAAAGGGAGGATTTTATTCTTTAATGGGTCCTCATTTTGAATTTGAAGATAAAGCTATACGGGTTGGACCAAAAACTCCCGCCTGGATTCTTGCCCATGAACTTGGTCATGCTATTGATTTTTACAAAAACCCTAGTTCATATTCTTATTTAAAAGAAATACAAACGCCAGAAGGTTTAACAAAATTTCTAAAGAAAGAGCAAATGAATCGACTTAGCCCTGGTGCTCTAGTTGTTGGTGTTGGCGGATTAAAAGATGATGAATCAAATTCTTTACTTGGTGCTGGTATTGAAGGAGCGCTTGGCGGTTTAGGTGCAAACCAAAGTAGATTACGAATGGAAGCACGAGCCGATCGCTATGGCATGCCCTTAGCCCAAAAAGCTGGCGTCCCCTGGGACCACCGGAAAAATTTAATTGCAAAAGGAAGTTATTTAGCCGACGCTTTATATCCTGGTTTTGCTCAAGGTGTTGTGGCAGAACTTGCCTCTCGCGGTACAGAAGCATTTAGTGGTTTGTTAGGAACAGCGATGAGAGCTTTTAAAGGAACACAGTTAACCCCAATGGAACAGTCTCTTTCTAAGTATGGATATGATCCAAAACAACATGTTTTGTCAATGAAAGGAGATGAAATCCAATTAAAATCTCGCAATCAAGCAGAACAAGCTTTATACGATTACATAACAAATCCAAACAAACGTTTGACAATTGGTTATTAATCATGACAGACAAAGCAATTCAAAAAGGATACACAAAGCGGTACCTACCAGAGAGCGCCTGGGCTTCTTTGTCGAAAGAAGAAAGAGAAGAAACTGATCGCAAAAAACGAGAGGGAAGCAAAAAGGGCAAACAGTTTATTTCGAATACACCCTCGGCAAAAAGAGCAGGTAAGGCTGCACGTGCAGCTAAACGTTACAAGGAGACAAAATGAAAACTAAAAAACTTGTCAAACGAGCGCTCCGTCATCCTGAACTGTATTTGCCAGCTGAACTTCTTTTCTTTAACAAGTGGCTTCGCCTGAAGAAGCAAGCGAAGACTGCTAAGATCAATAAAGATAAAAAGGCAAATAGTTGATGGCTGGGGACGCAAAGGCCAGGCTCAAAGAAATTATTGACTCCTACCTTGAAAAAGACGGTGGAGCAGCGATTGATACTGGCATTGTTGCAGCACATCTTGCACAAATGAAGCTATTTGGCATCCGTCAAGGTGTCGAATTTTTTCCTGCGCAAGACAACTTTGGCAACCAGCGCAAAGACTTTATCGACCGTGTGATTAAATACAACCAGCTTGATACGCGCCTGGATTCTATCTGGGATTATTTTCTGTGCGACGGTCAAGGACTTTTTTATTTGCGCCCAACGCAAAATAATTACCGGATGTACTTTTTCCGGAAGCATGAGTACAGAAGTTTTTACAACATTGACGGTGAGTTAGACGAAGTTGTCATCATCTATAGCTACAAGGTTCGTCAAGGTATGGGCTTCCAGCAAGACATTGAAATGAGCAATGTCTCTGGTCCGATTGGCATGGGACGTGGCGGCGTTAAGCGTTATATTCGCTTATCAATTAAACGTAAAACAATCGAGGAAACACACTCAGAAGGTGAAATTTCTTTCGATACAAATTATCAATCGGTTCCAGGGCGCACTAAAACATTTAAAAATACTCTTGGTTTTATTCCTTGCGTTGAAATTTTCAATAATGCTAAGGGCTTTTCTACGGAAGGAGTTGGTGAATTTGACTCTTTAGCCAATCATATTTGCACGCATGACGACATGGTTCGCACCATGCGTAAAAACGTACAGTTCTTTGGCAACCCCACACTTCTTTCGTCTCGTCCCAAGACGGACTTGATGGAATCGGGTGGTGAAACTGTTGTTCAACGTCCATCTATTGCAGCCAGCTCCGGCTTTACTGGGGCAGGCGCGTTAAGCCAATCACGATTCAAAGCAGATCCCATTTATCGCGGAGTTGATGGTCAACTGCGTGTTCCACGGGTTATTGCAAACCTGGAGCCAAACGACCGAGTTGGTTACATTGTTCCTGACGCTATTACCGGGGACCAAAATTCCTTTGCTCGTCAGTATCGCGAAGAAATTCGTACGGCGTTGGGTGGTGTTGACGAACTGTCTATTTCCGCTGGTGTCACAGCAACGGAATACAAATCTCTCTTTGGACGTGTTTCTGCTACATCCAAGAAAAAAGCACTTTCTATTTACACGTATGGTGTTTGCCGTTGCTTGGAATTAATTATTTTTCAGGAAGAACGTCTTTTCCGCGATACTCTTGCCGCAGCAGCAGGTTTAGAAAAGCCCCTGGAACTTTCAGAAACTGCATCTCCTGAGGATTTAATGGCCTACGAAGATGCCATGGGTATGTTTGAAGATCAAGTCAAGCAACTCATGATGGCTTGCTTGAAGACTCAACAAATTCCGCCAGGTGTTTTAGGTCTTATTCCGGATGGCGACGTTACTATCCAATGGCGTTGGTTTGGTCCTGTTTACGAAGATACGACGCAAGATATTCTGAACAACTCCATTGTTGTTCGAAATCTGCAAGAATTAGGTGTTGATAGCATTGAGTCACTGAAATACCTCTTCCCGTCAAAAACGGATGAGGAACGGGCCGAGATGCTATCTGGGTTCCCGTTCAGAATGGTGAACGAATTGCAGGGTGCATACTCTTCTTTCGCTCGCCTAGTGGGAGGAATGATGCAGACCCCCCACCCGCAATCACCGGATCTTCCGATGGCTGCGGACCCGCGATTGGATTTGACCCCATATCTGTATCGCACTTTAGAAGCCTTACAAAAGGAGATGAGTTATGCAGGACGCTACCGTCCAATCGACCCCACAGATGAGCCAAGCACCAGTGGCCGTCGCTCCGAGCAGCTACGTGGTGGCAGCACCGCAGGCAGCTCCGGCTCAAGCACCGGTGGCTTATCAGGTGGGTACCAGCTACCCCCAAGCGGTACCTCAGGCAGTCCCCAGCTACCAATCAGCCCCTATTCAGTACGCCCCCCAATCCCAACCGGTGGCGGACTCCCAGGTGAACAATCCGTGGGAATCGGCGTTCAACAAGGTAGTGAACCTGCTGAGCGCACCAGTCCAATCCCCGTTCCAGGGTCAACAATCTCAAGCGCCGACAGCGTATACCCCGGCCAACTACGGCCAACCCAGCAGCCAAGTTACGCAACAATCGGCTCCGCTGACCTGGTCTCCCAGCCAGGAATCCTCGCCCAACTATTCCCAAACCTTCTCGACTCCATCCTTGGAGCAAATCGCGGATCTGGTGGGAATGGGCCAGGAGTCCCGCCAAGTGATGGACGCGTTCGGGATCGAAGCGCCGGCTCTGCTGAACAACTACGCTCTAAACCTGGAGCAAATGCTGGACAGCGCCGTCGCGTGGGGAAATCGCGCCGCTAATACTATTACCGGCTACGCCAATTTCGCTGTCAATGAGCACCAGGAAAACCTGGCATACAACGAGATTCTGACCAACCCCGATGTACTCAGCGATTACACGTTGAAGTTCTTCGGTCCCGAAGGGCCCTATCCTGTGTATGAAAACGAAACTCAACTTGAGACTCGCGGCTATCCTACCCAAGCTGTGGCTCAGCCTCAACTGGGTCAGCTGCCCGCTCCTCCGGCTGCCGCTGCTCCCCAGGCTCCCGAAAACTTCTGGGGTAATTTCAATGAGATTATGGCCCGCGACCCCCAGAACGCCTGGCGTGTTCTGAATCAAGCTCAGCCTCAAACTGTTGCAAACAAGCTGTTTGTAATGGAGTGAGGAATGTTAAATCTTGCTGGCAAATATGCAAACGTAATCAGCAGGAATCCAGTAGCTTCTGCAGTGGCTGGCGGCCTTGGCGCCGCTGGCCTTGCCACTTTAGGTAGCCTTGTTTCTGGTCAGACCGAAGAAAAAGCTCCTGGAAGACTTGGCTTGGAGGCTTTAGGTGCAGGAGCACTTGGCGCCGCACTTGGAACTCAGATCCCCGGATTACGCGGAAGAGCCGCTTCTGCAATGAGAAACATCGGGGCGGTTAGCCTTCAAAATCCTGGCGCAGTTGCCAGACGTGCGCAAATGTCGCCTGCTGAAATTCAAAGTGCCGAGTTTTCTCGTGATCTTTTGAATGCCGCTGTTCGTTCGGGTGAAACTCCCGCCAAGTTGAGGAGTGATCTTAAAACTGCTGCACGCCGGGGCCAAGCAGTTATTAATACTGCTGGCATTCCGCTTGCTCTGACAGTTGCAGGTGGACTTGGTGGCATGGTCGGCGGCGGCATTTCTAATGTTGCTGCTGGACTTGGCGTCCCTGGTTTCCAACAAGACGTGGTTGATCCCGAGTCGTACGGCTCTAGCAACTCTCCTGGGGCTCGTTATAAAGCCCCCACCATGCAGTATATATAATTAAATAAATTACCAACTGCTAAAATTTATGTTAGATAAGACATAAAAATGTCTGAATCTTTCACCCGATAAACACATTTCCTGCGACACTGGAGGATAAAACAAAGTGTTCATTGATACAGACTTCCCAAAGATTCTTGGTGCGGAACTCTATCGTCCCCACCCTGCTTACATTGCGGAAATGGCGGTTGAACCCGTGGTCGTCCACGACTTCACCCGTCAGCCCGGTCAAACTGTTCAGTTAGATCGCTACAAGTTCTGGGGTACCCCTGGTACCAAGGACAGCCGTGAGCGCATTGCTGACCAGACCATCGGTACCGCCAACAGCCGCAACATCACCAAAGAGAAGGTGCTTGTTGTACTGAAGGAATACACCGGTCCTGCTGACCCGGGCGATCCGACCCAGCCGAGCACTTTCAAAATTGCTCGTGAAACTTTGGTTACCGCCCAGCGCCTGCTGCTGGATACCGGCAACCTGAATATGTTCCACCAGAGCATTGGTTCTCTGACCCTGCTCGATGACTATCGCCGCTGGCGCGACCGCGTCTTCATTGACGAACTGTCCAAAGCAGAGGCAAACGGCCAGGCTTCTGATACCCAAGGTGGTTATTATTTCTCTGGTGATAAACTCAAGGATTCGTCCGGTCGTATTACATACACCGCAGCTGAAGTAACCGCCAAAGATCAACAGTTTTCTGTGTCTACTGACCTTTTAACTGTTGTTAAAGAGCTGCGCAAGCGTAACGTACCGACCTTTGCTGATGGTTTGTATCGTTGCGTGTGTGATCCCACCTTCATGATGCACCTGCGTCGTGACGCTGACTTCCGTGAGATCGCTCGCTACGCTGGCAATCCTGGTCAAGGCATGTACATGGGTAACCCCATGATGCCTAACAACGCCAGCTTCTACATGGGTCCCCAAGCTGGTCAGGCTTACTTCCTGGCTGGTGAACCTGTGATGCCGACTGGTGTTCAGTTTGAAGGCGTGAAGTTCTTCGAGTCGACCAACTTCCCGACCAAGAATATTACTTCTTCCTTTGCTGGTACCGGCGGCACCTATAGCAGCCGTGAAGTGGCCCAAGGTTATTTCTTTGGTCCTCAGTCTATTGGTGTTGGCATCGGCGGCCCTAATGCCCAGGTGCTCATCAACAACAACGATGACTTCAGCCGCTTTATTATTCTGATTTGGCAACTGTACGCTGGCTTCGAAATCCTGAATAAGGACTTTGTGACCACTGCGTTTAGCTTTGTTGCTGATTCTTGATAAACAACAATAAAAACAACAGGAGAAATAAATGACTTATTTGTCTGCCAAGAAAATCTACCCGGGTAACTGGGCAGAACCCCTCAACGGTTGGTACAAAAATATTGATACCGACGCTGATAGTACCAATAACGCTTCCAAGGGCGGCCCCACTTCGGTGCTGGCCGTCCCCGGCTACCGTTATTTCCAACAACGCGGTTACGTGGCCGTTACTGCTACCTCGGGCGCAGGTGCCGTTGCTTCTGGCAACGTAATTGTTCCTTCCCCCTATCGTCAAGACGACACCCGTCCCGACATCACCGGCATGGTGATCTCTGGTGATAGCACACTGCCCGCTTACGTTTACCGTGCCACTCTTTCCGTGGCTTCTGGCTGGGGTGACGGTCGCGTGGCTTCTGGTATTTATGCTGCCACTGGCAACGTGCTTACCTTCGCCATCGGCCTGACCTCCACTGGTACCGTGGGCGAAGCTGTGGCCCAGGCTAACTTAACTTCTACCACCTCTGGTGCTCAGGCTGGTGAGATCTTCTTTGCTGCTGGCGCCGCCGCTTATAGCACCCAGCCGTTCCTTACTGCCACTGGCGCCGCTGGTGTGACGGTAAGCAACGTGTACAAACAGATCACCAGCACTGCCACCTACACGGTGCAAGCTCGTGCTTCGCAAACCGCCACTTCCACTTCCGGTGGCTGGTATATTTCCAGTGGCGATTCGTCCGCTGGTAAAACTGGTTACTTCGTGGTTGAAGTTTGTTACCTCCAGCCGGATGAAGCCGCTGGTTACGAAGATATCGATGGTTATCTTCTTGGTCGCACTGTCAGCTGATTAAGCTAAACTGGGACCAGAATGTAATCTTCTGGTCCCCATGCTTTACCAGCACAAAAAGACTGGCGCTCGAGTCAAAGTTGTAAGTGAGTGGGATAACGGTGATTGGTTCATGCTTGAGGACCAAGATGGCCGTCTTTTCACCGCTTACAAAAATGAAATTGAACCCGATGAAGCTGCGACTAAAACAGTCAAAACTCTTCAGGTCAAAGATAAAGCAGCTAAAGAAGAACCCCGAGCCTTCCCGCCTGATAATCGCCTGAATGTTAATTCAGCGACTGCCCAGATGATCGCAGATCATATCAAGGGCATCGGCCTCAAGACAGCCCGTGAGATTAAAGATCTCCAGATGTCCCTGTCGGGTGAAAGATTTAACAATCTCGAACAACTGAAGCAAATTAAGCGGGTTGATTGGGATGCCGTTTTGGCTGCTGATTTAATTCGCGTCTAACTCTCATCTCCACTAAGCCCCTGGGAAACCAGGGGTTTTTTAGTTTTAGAATAAAAAGAAAAGAATATGGATTCGTATTTAAGTTTAGGAACTCAAGGAGCAACGGGTGTTGCAACGGGTCCTCATTTTCACTTTGAATTAAAGAAAGACGGGAAAAGAATTCCGCTTAAAATTGCGCGCAAAGATATTGGACAGTATCTAGAAGTTCTTACCCCCGGAACCAAAAACTGGTCGCAGTTATACGGAGGAGAACAACAAGGTTTTGCGTTAAATCCTGCAGCCACTGTCACCAGCGAGATGGGTCCGCGCAAAGCACCTACCGCTGGAACTTCTACAGAACACGGTGGAATGGATATTGCTCTTGCGCCTGGCACTAAACTTCGTTTTCGTGGATCCGGTAGTGTCGCCACTCACGCAGGTCTTGGTTCAGCGGGTAATGTATCTTCTTTGCGTACGGGGCCTTATGAGTTGGGAGTTTTTCATCTCAGCGAGCTTCCCAACGCAGCAACAACAAGACCATCGGAAGCAATGGCAGAAGCACCTGGTACCACGGACTCTCGCACGGAAGATATTTTAAAAGCCTTTATGTATGGCGTGCAATCAAGAGGTAAACAACAGAAAGAAGAGCCCAACCTGATTGAAAAAATTAAAAGTCAACTCGTTGGAAGTTTACTTTCACAAGCATTAAATCCAGTCAGTTTCCTCTCTTCTTATCAAAACAGTAATCCGTTTTTAATGGGTCAATCAGCAGCCACCTCTGATTATTTAGACGGGCTTTTTGGTTGATTACTTGCTTTTATAATTAACTGATAACGAGTAACAGAAGTGCAGCTCTCTGACTTCGACAAAAGCAGAGTCAGGTATCACCTGGGATATTTCACGGTTTCTGTTCCTGCAGGCGATTATGCCCGCTTGGAAGAGGCAATGAATACAATCCCGGATTCATACTTTTATGACAAAATTGCAATCCAAATTGGACGTTGCGATACTGCCGAAAAGAAAACAGAGGTTGCCACTTCTCCTTCCACTCGTTTAGAAAGCATTGCTGGTGACGTAGATCGCACGATTCGTTCTAGCAATGCGAAAGAGGCGCTTAAGGTTTGGGATGAGATTTATCTTTACGAAACCAATCGTCTTGCCGGGATTCTTTACGTACCCAATTACAAGGATCCCTTTCAGGCTAGATACCGTTACGAACGTTCTGGTGCTGAATTTATCCAAGCCCTACCTGGTCCTGCTGATGTCTCAGTAGGAACAAGGATCTACCTTCACGAACTATGGCGTTAATTCCAAGGACACGATATTACAATCCTATTGGATATTCTCCTATTGCACGAATACCGCCCGTTGGTAGTACTGGTGAATTGTATCGTGATGCTGAATTGCGCTTAATCGCAGCAGCACGAGCAGCGGGGGGCCCCAGCGCAGGCGGTGGAATTGGTGGCGGCAATGCGGCTAGTTTTATTCCTTATGTAGGCGGTGGCATTGATTCACCTGCAGCACAACGTAACTATGAGGCGGAAAAAGCACGTGTAGCACAGCTTGTAGAGCAAGATCAATTAATAAAAAAATACCGCGTTGCAGACTTAGCAAAAGCCTATAACGCGGCCAAGGGGGAAGAAAGAGAAAAACTAGGGATGGAAATCTTTGCTCTAACGAATCCAACGCTCGCCCGAAACGTGAAACCTGGACAAGCTGGGTATGAAACAATACAGGAAACCAGACGGGCCAACATGCCCTTTGCAGGCGCTTTAAGTGCGATCCCCCCTGCAAGCTCTTCCGTTTACCAAAAGGCTTTCACGACGCCTCCAGGTGATATTGTTCAAACTGCGTTTGGAGAACCGACTGGAAATGCCATTCAAGCTAGCCTAGGAGCAATCCCCAGCCTTGAAAAAAGTGGTGTTACGTTTAATCCGGTAGATCCTAAAAACGTATTGGGTGGAATGTCAATTACAGATGCATACACCTCTAAAGCCTTTGGGCCTTCCCAAGACAACTTAATTAATTTAAAGTTAGCTCTTTTAAAAGAAGATTTTAATAGGCGTCTTAAATAAAAGTAAAACATTGGCATTGCGTTGCATGTAAGACCAACCAGCTGGACGACAGATTTTTTTGATCTACGGGGGCCAGTGTTGTTGCTTTAATTCAATGATTCTTTGTCCCAATTTCGTCAAACGTCTTGCGGCCACAATTAGTTTAGTTACCTTGGCACAAACAGTATTTGCCCCAGGTCTCAAGGCAGAGTCAAATTGGGTAGGAGAATAAGGAGAAAATTCCAATGTCTACGGAACGCCAAGTTCTTGAACAATGGGCCAGGCAAAACCCTGGTTTATACGAGGGTTTAAAACAAGCCATCGCCGGTGCCGAAGGGACAATCCTGGGCGGCAAACCGGGATACAACGTCATGTTTGGTGGCGGTCGATTTCAAGACTTCTCACGTCATCCAAATCGTGTTGTACGCTCTGGCGGTTACGCGAGTGCTGCTGCGGGTGCTTACCAGTTCATGCCGGGCACTTGGCAAAGCGTTCAAAAAAGTCTTGGCTTGTCGGACTTTGGTCCCCAGTCACAAGACATTGGTATGTTAAAAAAGGTTAGAGATCGTTTGATGTCTCTTGGAGGTTTGTCAGCAATTTCTAAAGCAAACACACTGACACCTGAAATTCAAGCCGCTTTGTCCCCAGAGTGGGCTTCTTTTCCCACTGCAACAGGTAGTAGCCACTACGGCCAGCCCGTTAAAAAAGCGCAAGAAATTCAGCGTTTTTTTGAACAAGGCCGTCGACGTGGCGTTCAGGCACCTGTTACAACTGCACCGGGATCGCAACGCTCTGTAGAAGATATTTTATCTTCCGTATTGGTAGGTGCTCCTAAACCTGGGTTAGAAGAGGCCAATGCGAAAGCAACTTCTTTAGTAGACACAATCAAAAGTTCCTTGCTTGAGTCTTTACTTAAACCCATCATTAATCCTTTAGGAGCGCTTTGATGGCACGTTTTTCTGAGTATTGAAATGCTGATTATCTTCCGGGTGAAGTGTATACGGCGGGGCTTAGCGAGTATCGCTCGCGGCCCCAAGAGGTCATTGATTATCTTGCGGAGAAAAAATTTAAATTTAATCCGGAAGATGATGGCAATTATTTTCAACGCTTTCTTGCATTACAAAACAATCCTGAAGCATTGATTCAAGGAAAGGTAAAATTGCCTCAACGTTTTCAAGAATTTATGACTATGTCCAGCCTTGGAACTTAACGCTATAATTAACAAAAAGCGGTAGAAAAGAAGTGGCATCCACCTCTACAAATAAACAGCCCCTCCTTGTTGATCGGCCACTGTTTGATTCGGTGCGTGTAACTACGCAGACAGTGGGCAGTGCATCAGCTAATACCTTGTTTGTCCAAGGTGGTCAAGCACCATCCATTCTTGTGGATATGGATGCAGCTTTAAGTGAAGACAATAATAACGGTGGTGTGGTTGATTCCATCACGATTACACGAAACGATTTTTATCGCGGCGCAGACTACACAGTTAACGCTTCTACTTCTGGCACGGTTATCTCGTTGGTCAGTGGTCAGATTGTCCACGTTACAGCCACGGGCTTAACTTCTACTGCCGCCGCAAGTGGTGTTGGTTATTACACTTATACAGGAGCAACAACCCTGACGGGAGTAAATACTTCCCTTCTTTATTCTGGCGGCACTGCAACAGGTTTTTCCTATAACGGTGTGGCATATGGTTATCGCCCTGCCGTTACATTTGCTTTTTATCAGACGCGGAATACAACGGCTCCCATCCCAGCCTCCGGTGACTATCGCCTGTTATTTGCCAAGACTGTTCCTGCAGACAGTGGTGTTGTGGACTGCAGTGATCTCATGCCTCAGCTTGCGGCACCCGTTGCACAGGCTGGTAACACCAATGGTCTAGGTGCAACGGCCCCTCTCCGCAACAAAGGCATCTACCTGGAGCGCGGCGACCGCATTTACGTTGGTGTATTTCCTGATGGCCCGAACATTTCTGGATACACTCCAGGGGCCCATATTATTGCAGAAGGCGGTTTCTTCTAAAGATGGCAAAAACGAGTGGAAACTCTTTCGGCAGCTTTGCCCGTACGGATTTTTTTGAACCGAAAAATGTAACGCCAATTAAAACAGAATTTTCAAAAGGCTCTGTTCCTGATTCTATTTATGCAGCCAATCGTGAATCCGCCTGGTCACGTTGGCGACGCGGTTTTGAGCTGTATTGCAACACTATTGGTATTGTTGAAACATATACGTATCCTTTTGATTATACAATTCCGCTGCCCCCTGGAATCGTAATTTCCCCCGGCTCTAATGCACCCAAAATCCCCGGTATTTTCCAGGGCTTCCCAACAAGCAATAAAGAGCTGGGAATGCATTGGGCAGGGACACGCGTGGCTGGGGGCCTTCGATTTGATAATGTTCGCGATAGTACAGGCACTGCGGCATCCATTGCTTCTGTCACAGAAGACGCTGATTATTGGTACGTTCAATTAACCGGTAGCTGGAGCTCTGCCAATCCGTTACCTGCACCGCTATTTATTAAACCAGTGGGACCAATTCCAAAACAATATCCAATCAATGGTGAGACTTTAGAAGATCGCATTGTTTCTGTTGGCGGTACTCCAATTACTTCGGAAACTATTAATCCCGCCACACAAACAAGATATGGATACGTTCAAGCCGTCCTGGTATCTACTGATGAAATCAATGGGATTTTAAAACTACAAAAGCAGGGATCGGTTGAATCAACGCCTGATGGTGTTCTTATTACTCCAGCAACGCGTTCACCTAACGCAGGGCGTTTCTTGATGACAGGTACGCGTTACTGTTGTTCTTGCCAAGACTTTACTCGTCGTGATTATGCTTACATGTATAACCTTGGCAATGGAAACCAAAAACTTTTTCCTCGCACTAAAGTGTCAACCATTAAGCCGGGACGCTATGAAGTCATGACCCTCAGTGGTGTTGTTAACAACAGTGCAATGACCTCTGCAAAGGTTAACAGAAGTATGCGCGTTGTTTCTCCGTCACCTGAATACAACATTCCTCCGACTATTACCCCTAATTCATCAACAGTTTCCGGGACACTTCGCGACAACCCAGGTGTGTTTAAAGATTTTGGTCGCACATATCTTCGCAATACTCCGCTACCCTCCCTGGAGGGAGCAAAGGCAGAAGGTCCGGTTTTGTTTGAAGATTATAAAACAACACGAAATCCTGATGGTTCGCATACCATTACATCTTTAACAGACAATTGGACTCCGTTATTAGACGAAATGCGTTATTGCAAGCACATTTATTGTTTAAAATTTAGTGAAAAAGTTTTTCCGCCAGAACCCTCCGATCTCCCAGTAGAAATGGGAAGCATTGTGGAATGGGAACAAAAGCTTGTTAAAGATGCTTCTAGAGAAACGAGAAAAGCTGTGTATGATGTCGCCGTGCAGGGTTTATCCCATATGGATGTGCCGCCATACAACTGTCAAGCTCCGATGATGATGCCAATGATGCAGAAACTATTTAATGTGCCATCGACATTTGTTTTAATGAGTGGTTTCACAATGTATGATAAAAACGGCAAGGCATATATCCCGTCGCAAGGGGGATTCCCTGAAACATAATGCCTGAATTTGGTGACATTGTTGACGGAACCTTCTTTCTGTCACCTGAACAAATTGATGTTCGGCAATATGGCTTTAGCCCGATCCAGGCCAGCGGTATTCCGACCGTATACCATGTTGGCGATGTGATCAATCTTCCTTATGCATCTGGGGAGATTTCTACGATAGAGGCTATTGGCCTGGCATGGGGCGCTTTTGCTAGTGGCATAGTGCCCGAATAGTATAAAAAATATTAATATTGTATACTTTAATTAAGTCTTGCGAGACTTATTAAGGATTTTTTTACCCTTAGCGCTCTGGACACCCCGATTGTTATGGTCGGGTCACTTCAGACCATCTCAACCATGACACAGCAACCGCCTGTTGATCAGCGGATTGTGGATGAGTACTTTCAGCTGATCTCAAACCGAAAAACAAAAGACGTTGGTTGGCTTTATGCCATGATCGCAACCTTTGGCTTGAAGCCAGAGGAACTTAAAGACTTCTCCTGGGGACCAAGTGGAACGATTCGTGTTTCCAACCGCAAGCGTTCTGTATCCCCGTTGCATCCACAATGGGTTTTACTTTTTAAACTCAAAGAAAAAGAGCCTTGCAGGCAGCAAGACTCTTGGAAGTCCCTTTGCTCGTCCCTTTATCGATCAATGGCGTACCAGGACATTTGCCTGAATGTCACCGATCTTCTCCTGGCTCATCGCTTACGCAAGAGTCATTATCAACGTTTCAAGCAGCTGCAGGCATCTTCCCGCTCTTTAGTAGCTGTTTCCTGACCGCTTCAGTGTTCCAGCGATAGCCGTCTCGAGAACGAGTTTCGGGAAACGCTGCGAAGTGCGGACCCAGTTTAAGGGTGCCGTCATCGCGGTACTTGAAGAGAGTTTGACGGTCGACGCCGAGGAGTTCTTCGGCACGTTGGATGGGGACCCAACCCCTGACTTTGGTCATGGCGCGAGAAAACGCGTGCCTTTACAAGGTATCGACCTCCAGAATTTTGTCAAGTTTCTTAATTTAAACTTCAACTTTTTGTTGTATCTGGATACAAGTGTGGAGAAATTAAAATATATTAACGGCAACTAAAGAGTATGTTCAACTGTGAACAGGATCCCCTCGCCCTGCTCATTGAATTAACTCCAAAGTTGGCAAAGAAGCGTTATCGACAATCAATCTACGAAGCCTGGGATTGCAAGTGTGGCTATTGCGGAGAGGAGGCTACATCGCTTGATCACATCGTTCCAAAGTTTCGCTCTGGATCGAGTAATCGAAATAACCTAATCCCAGCCTGTAGACGCTGTAATACAAACAAAGCAAGCAATCAAATGGAAGAATGGTACGAGCAACAAAGTTTTTTTAGCTTTGCTAAAATAAAAAAAATTAAAGATTGGATGAATTCAGAATATCATTGTCAACCGTGCTTACAATCAACTTTTTACGACGTGGTTAGTTAAGGTGACTTTAAAAATAAACGAGGAGCAGGGAGGGGCGTATATCGCCGGACTATCCTATGACCCAACCCAAAAAGCGTGGACAATTAAAAAAACTAATCCCGCCGCATTATTAGCTGTAAATTACCCAAATACACAATATTACATAAATGCAAAATATGAACCTTTCTTTAATTCGAAAGGTGGTTCTGGCGAACGTATGGTAAGCGTAAGCATTGATACTTATCGGGAAACTCCGGGAAAGAGGCCCAATGGAGTTACTTATAAAAGCGGTCCAGTGGCCACAATTGATAGCGTTTTAAGGGGGGGTCTGGATTTGATGGACCGGCTTGGAGGAGATGTTCAGAATGCACTTGGAGTCGGAGCCAATGGCTACCCACTGGTTGCTACAGCCATGCGCAACTATCGCGATAACATTGTTTATGGTGGCCAAAACTTATACAATCAGTACACAACCGCCCAAAATAATGAAAAAATTAACAAAGAAATCATTATCCCCAGCAATCAACAATTATCTCAAAATAATGACGACTATCAAAGGGCTATTAATGTTATTTCAGGAACAAAAGGAGGGGACTATACACAAGTTAGAGATGCTCTTAGAAACAGCGCAAAATTAAGTAAAGACGCAAAAGCCGCTCTAGAAAATTATTTTAAAGCTTTTTATCGTACAGAAAAACTTCAAACTTGGAGTACCAGCCTTGGGGCTAAACCTTTGTACGGTGCTTTTGATCCCAAATATTACAAACAAACTTATCCAGAAGTAGCCGAACAATGGAAATCTGCAGTTGCAAATGATGATTTAGATATTACAGAACGTTACGGAGAAAATGGTTACTATCTTCAACACTATACGAACCAAGGCAAACCCGCTGGTTATCGCGGTAATGCACCCGAAGTCGCAGAACAAAGTCGCGCGTATGTTGAAAAAAAACCGACAGACCAAGACATTCAAGCAGTAAGAGAATTGCAGTTAGGCGTTGATGCAAATACACAAACGCAACGTCTTTTAAACATTCCGGAAATTGCTGCTGAATGGCAAAAAGCAAAACGTGATGATCCCTATTGGCGTCAACTGGCAAAAGAAAAATATTTAAACGTTGACAAACCAGATGAGTTTGTTGCATTGTTTCGTTTATCTAAAAGACCTGAAGACAAACAAGTCAGCCTTAATTACAACATCAATGCTGGCTATGGAATTACAGAACTAGAAGACGCCATTAACCAAGCGGTAGGCGAAAAGGCTTCTGTAGATGTAAAACGTTTTGGTGCATTGGCCCAAGATGTTTTAAAAGAAACAATCAGTGAGATGAAACAAGCCAAAGCAAAAGAAGAAATGCTTGGCCTACTTGGAGGCTTTAGTGGCTTTGGTGAAATCATGAACATTAATAATGAACTAAGCAATGCAATATTGGGCGATAGCGGAATTGGCGGCTTACTTTCATTTACTTCTGGCGGTAAAGCAGAAGAATCCCTGGAAAAAAGCCTACAAAATATTACCGGTGTCAGGAATAACACGACATATAACTGGCAGCAATGGTTTGATAACGAGCTGAAAACCCGCTATCAAAAAGATTTAGAACTTGGCTACACAACAAAAGAAGCGCAAGAACAAGTCAAAATTCAAGGAGAGTTTGCCAGAAAATTTATCGATGATTATTTAATCCCACGTTTTAACACTGCACGTTCTATGGATGAATTTGTTGAATACATTGATATTCGACAAGAAGAACAAAACCCGTTCCAGACGCAAGACATGGTTAATGCAGTTAACCTAGTTGCTGATCTGCGTGCAAAACAATACTTAGATCAAATTAAAACAATTGGTGATCAGTACTTTGATTCTGAATTTTATTTCAATCCAGTAGGAAATAAGGCTCGAGAAGCGGGCTACGCAACACAAGCGGCAACAGTGGCAAGAGATTGGGAAGCTGCCAAGAAGGGTGATCCGTACTGGGCCCAGCAGGCTTATCGCTTTGGCATTGACTTAAATGATAAAGATGCATTTGCACGCATCCACTTCCAAGTAAAGGGACAGGGTCAAGGCTTTGATGCAGCCAAAGATATTCTTACGGCAGGCGGAGTGCAAGATGAAATTTATAACAACATTCTGCCTGCTTTAAAAGAAGAGGCCTTAAAACAAGGTTCGATTTTTGGTCAGTTTGTTACCCCAGAAGAATTTGCAGACGAAATGTTGCGTGGCTTGGACCCCAATGACAAAACAACTTGGCAAGAAGTTCTTCAGCGCTATGGTTTGACTGATTTTAAGGGAACAGTTGATGAGTTAAAACAATACGTAACTGAAGCTTTGCGCACTGGATCTGCACAGGAAATTCGTGAACAAATTAAGTACCTAAATGAGAAGCGTCAAAAACCAACTCAGCAAGTACTCGGCTTAACTTACATTGAACGACCCGAGGACTATAAAGATGAAATGGCAAAACCTCAGACGGAGCTATACAAAGTCTTTCAAGGCGTTGGATACCAGGGTACAGAGGATGAGTTTTATCAAAACTTCTTCCCCGATCTAGATCGTTCTGAGCAAACAATATTAACCAAAGCAGGTAGCAATGAAGCACTTAAAACCTACGGTCTTGACCTTAGCGATCCCTTTGCTTCCCTAGGGACCATTGAAAGTTTCTTTGATGAGCAAGACACAAAAACAGAAGACAAGACTAAGAAATCTTCAAGTTTCTTCCGTTTAGGATTAGGGGAAGATGAAGAAAAACCTGAATACAAAACAAAAACAGGTACTCAAATTCTTGGTGAATTCACATCAATGTTTAAAGGACTCTGATGGCTGACAAGCATAAAAAAGCAGCGTCTGCGGCCAAGCTGGCGAAAGATAAAATGGCTTGTAATAAACCACGGCGCACACCGAGTCATCCCACCAAGTCTCACGTCGTTAAAGCTTGCAAAAGAGGCGAAGAAAAAATCGTACGCTTTGGTCAACAGGGTGTAGAGGGCGCTGGTAAGAACCCTAAAACAGCCAAAGACAAGGCGCGCAAGAAATCATATTACGCCCGCCATAATGCCCAAGACCCGAACCCAGACATTTTTTCTGCACGCTTCTGGTCGCACCGTGTAAAGTGGTAGGGCCGCAACTCTATTTCAATGGCACGACCCAAAGCCACTGCATTCGTTAAACTTGAGTCCAAGCCCAAACGCACAAAACAAGGACAGGGAAGGAACTCTTCACCTAATCACGGACGTAAAAAACTCCGTGGTCAAGGTAATAAATAAATTGTGTATGATTGGTGGTAATAATAGTTACCCCCATGTCCGACTTTTCGCATGCGATTAACTTAATTCGCAAGTATGAAGGTTTTAGCGAAAAGGCGTACCCAGACTTAACCACTGGCGGCGAACCCTACACCATTGGTTATGGCACTCAGTTTTACCCAGATGGTTCTCCGGTAAAACAAGGACAACGCTGCAGCAAAGAAAAAGCGTTGCAATACTTGTTTTACGAGGTTCAGATTATTGATACCCAACTTGCCAAGCTGAACCTAGGCTTAGACGATTACATGCGTCAGGCTTTGATTTCGTTCATTCATTCGATTGGTTGGCAGCCCTTCCTCTACAGCTCCATCATTGACGCGATGGAAACGGAAGATTTTTGCACGGCGACCAGGGAAATGTCCAGCTGGATTTTTGACGCCGAGCACAAAGTCATTGGAGGCCTCTTGGATCGGCGCAGAGAAGAGGTCAGCCTATTCCTACAAGAGATCGATGCCAACCCTTGGGCGTCTACAGAGGTTCTCCTGATGGCGTTTAGGAACTATACCGCTGCCCCACGCGAAGTCAAAGCCATTCGAGAACTGGAAGAAAACATCAGCCCTTACGTCTTGTCCAAATTTGCTAACGACTTTTGTGTTGATGGCAGTCCATGGGATGAATTCAACCAAGAAGAATTGGACGCCATATTTGCTACGTAGCCTTAGAATAATTAATACAAGAGCCGCAAAGTGGAATGGAGCGTTCAGTTGAACCACGCGAATTTCAACTTCCACTGGAACTTCAGTTTTCCATGCGGAAGGCAGAGCTTACTGCCCAAGAAATGACATGGGACGAACTATACGCCGCCCTGTTGAATCTCTATCACCAACGCTTGATGGAATGGCATGCGGTCAAAGCCATTCTTGCGGACGAAAATATTGAACTGGACTGGGATTTGCCCACTGATTTAGAGCTATGCGAACTCGCCGCTGCCTGCATGGTTGACGACGATGACGACGAAGAAGAAGAATATCAACCTTTTTGAACTTCGTCTAAATCAATCAAGCGATCTAGGTACCAACGTGCCTTCTTCAGTGATTCTGTCTCGCCTTTGTGGCGCTCACGCCAAATATACTTCATGCAATTTGCCTTGCAGTAACCACGGAATTCTTCGTTGGTTAAGGCCGCCTCAATGGCTTCGATGCATTCAATGCCCCCATCGGTGTAATGGGAAGGATGGTTCACCATATCCTCCTGAACAACAGGAGGCTCATCTTTAATCAACCAAGGTACGGTGCAAACACCATCCTTGCAGTGCGGCGAGTCTTTTACCGGCGCAAACCACGGCGCTTCAGAGACTCCTCCATCATTTCCTCCGTTGGACCTTCCAGTTCCAGCACCAGAGCCTTGGGCCTGGGACTTGCCCCCATTTCCATTCCCTGTTCCGCCGAGGGGATGTAACCCGTCAAGCCCGGACGATCCATCCCTTCCAGGTTTAATGGATTCCGTTCCAGTCCCTGCTCGCATGCTGTCAGTCCACGATTGTACATATCGTACAACGGAACATCATTCTCTTGGTTGTCGATGGGCTCACCAAAATCTTCTTCTTGATCCAAACACCGGCACTTCACTTCATCTTGGACAAAACTATCCAGAAAACCCGCCGCGTTGTGATACATGTTATTTAAGGCTTGATTTATTCCTTTTACAATAATACTATGGCAAATTCCTTTG